GTAGTAACAAACTTTCTGTCATCATAAGTTAGCATTATAGTTTTATCTTTGCTTTTTATAACTTTTTTAATATTACGAAAATCTAGAATATCTTTATCTTCTTCAATCTCATTAAGATTATCTTCTCTAACAATAAAAGCACCTAGTTGATTTTCAATTAAAACATAACCATCTTTTCTATAATCAACATATTCAAATTCTGTTTTATTTTCTTCAATCTTAGATATATTGAGCATACCTTCAATAAGCTTTGTTGATATTTTATCATTGTCTTGATACTGGATATAATCAATAACTAAATCACTTCTATTTAAAAATTTCTTGTTTTTAATAGTAAATTTCATCTTTTCTTCTCCTTTAATAATATTAAGTTAAATAGCTCTGGTAACTTAGTAGGTGCACCATTACCAAAGCTAAGTTACTTAAAATGAGTAAGTTTGGTTAAAACAGCTCAACCAGCGTGAAGGTACTTACTCATTGAGCCAGGGGTTGCAGGAATCGAACCCGCGCTATAGGTTTTGGAGACCTATTGTTACGGTTTTGAAGACCGCTTGACTTCCAATTATCGTACACCCCTACATGGATAAGTTGTTTCTTGGCTGTCTTTCCGCAAGTGTCAAGATTCTTTTTGTTAAGATTACTCTAATTTATCATTGGCTCACTTATCAAGAACCAAACGTTTGCTAGTGGAACGCTACACCCTATCACTCCGTTGGTATAGGACAACATGGTTTTAAAGCGACTTTTCCTTGTCGAAATTATTTACAAGACCTGAAAAAGATATTCTCCCAACGAATAGTTTTTTAAAATTGCTGTAAAGGTCTTATTTTTTACAAGACACAGTATAAAACGAATTTCAAGTTCCTTATGTAGAATTGCTGTATGTGTCTTATTATATTATACAGTTTTTAATGTAATTTCTGCATATCTATCTTTAGTTATTTCTTTTAGCAATGCTATATATGGATCTATTTCATTTGATAAAACCATATTTACGACTGCTGGACTAAATCCTGATACTAAAGCTACCCCTAAATCATTTTGAATTACTGGGATTGTCTTTGTTCTTGAATTAACATTCCAGAAAGACATTTTAGGTAATTTATAACCTGCATTCTCATATCTTTGTCTTATAGCATCAAATAATTTAGCATCTGGAGCAGTATGATCCCATCTATTAGTTCTTGTTGCGTTTGTTGTAGCACATTCATCAAATTCCATATCTGATATAATTAAAATATTTGGTATCTCTTCTTGAGACATATTATTTTTAACTGCTGTTTTTAATATTAAATCAAATACAGCTTCAATATTAGTATTAGCAACCTCTGCTTCTGCATAAGCTACATTTAATTTATCTTTTAAATTATCATATTTTTCAAAAGAAACTAATCTTGGTTGATTCGAAAAAGTGATAAATTTATCTTTAAACTCACCTTTACATCTTTCTGCAAAATAAATAGATAATGCAGTTGCAACATCTAATGCAGATGTGCTAGTCTTTCCTACATTACAAGTCATCGAACCTGAACCATCTCTAACTACTATAGTTGAACTATCTCCTTGAACATAATCAGGTAAAGATTTCCATAATTCTTCTAATGTGATATCTTTATTTCTACAATTTCTATACTTGCAAACTATATCATGAGGGAATAGAGTTGAAGCATTTATTTTTGTCTCACCTTTTTCAAGTTTAGATAAATAATCTCTTCTTCTATCTTCATCATGTCTTAAAAATGCCCCCATATATTTTATGTTAGCTTGAGATGGTACATTTTCATATTTTATCTCTTCCCATTTATTTGAAGAACATTTTCTTTCTAACACATCTAAATGGTTTCTTAAATCAGAAAGCATTTTTCTATAATCTTTTTCTGACATTCCTAAATAAGATTTAATTCTCCTTGCTTTTCGTTTTGTTTCGCTTGAAGATGTATTTATTGATGGCATCCATTTAGCTAATAATGATATAGGCTCTTTATTAACAAGATTTTTAGCATCTTTTCTCAATTGGGTTTTTACGTATTCAAGCATTTGTTTTTCTAGTTTAGTACCAAAGAAAACAAATAAATCATCGTATCTACCAAATTCAACAATCCAATCAAATACTCTTTCATCTAATTCATCTATAATTTCAGTTACACATGTTCTAAATAGTCTTCTTTCTCCTAAACCTTCTCTTGCATCTCTAGCATAGAATAGGTATTTAAGAGCGAGTTCTTTGTTTTCAAACCATGCTTTTTTAAATTCTATCTCAATTTCTTCTTCACTTGAATCCCTAAATGAAGATATTTTAAAGTTAAAGTCTAATAATGCTTTACCAGTAGCAGCATACCCTTTTGCACCATTTTCTGTGGTTGAGGTATTTAATTCATTTTTTAATCCTTGTAAAAATGTCATAACAAGATTCTCCTTTTTAATTTATTTGCTGTTAAAATCTTTTATTTGTTTTTATTCACATGAGATTATACCATAAAATTTCAGGCACATCTTATGCTCTCCTATAATAATATACAGTAATTCACCTGAAATTTAACATCTAAATATATTTATTTTTAATATTATTTATTCTATTCTTTTATTTTTAACACATTTATTCTTTTTGAATAAGCGGTCATTGCATCTAATGCTATAATTCCAGCATCTTCAAATGGTTCAAAGCACTCATATTCACTGCCATATTTCTTGTGTAGATTAAAATGCCCATACCCTGAATGCCAATGACCACATACTATAGTTTTATCTTTTTCTCTTACCCTATCATTCCATGCTTTCATACCATTGACCCATCGAGCACATTCCCAGTGATAATCATTACTATTTCTCCAATCTGGATTATAATTCAAAATAGCATTGCTTGTCTCATAAGGTTCAGTTGCTGTTGTAAATGAAGGTATCCAACCGTGTACTATAATATATTTATCAACTTCAAAATAATTTACACAATTCTTTTTTATGAATTTAAGTACTTTCTTTAAATATCTTTCGTCTTGTAACTGCATACATGTAGATATAGTTCCATTTGAATAGTGATATGAAGAAGCAGCACCACCTGTAAAATTTAACTCCTTAACACATTCTTCTAACAAATCTTCATGATTACCTCTTACATATACAAATCTTTTCTTATTGTTTAACCATTGAACAAATTTAAATAATTCTACAGCCTCATTACCTCTATCAAATAAATCACCCGCCACTACTAGTATATGGTCTGGATTTTTTAAATCAAATTTTTTCTTCTTTAATTCTTTCTTAAGTATGGAATAAAAACCATGGACATCACTAACTACAAAATATGTTTTACTCACCTTGATTCCTCACTTCTATAACTTGAATATATTCTAATAGACTACTGTACACCCTATTATCGTTATCACTGCAATTAAGAAACCTTGATTCAATACACTCAACTAATTCTTGATATGCTTTCTTATAATTTAATTTATCTTCTACTATCACATCAATATCTTCACTTAATAGTAACCCTATTACTATATAATCACAAGGATAACCTGTTGTATGAGAAATACATTCTATGTGAGCTTCTTCTTTATTTTCATAAATATATTGATAGGTGTAAGTATCATCTCCTTTCTTATGATACTTTATTTTGCTATTAGGTTTAATATGTAACATATTCATAACTTCAATTAAATAATGACTATTCATAATCTCTCCTATGTTTTTGTTTTCTACTATATTTCTTTTTATTTTTATAAACTTTACTTGGGTTAGAAGAAATGATATTTATAAAATTTTCATCTCTTATTTTGATAAAAGTTGATTTAATGGTTTTATCAGGAAATACCATAGTAAATTTTTTCTTCATATTATATTATACAGTAAAAAATGGCGATCCGTAGCGGACTTCAACCGCTGACCTTCTGCGTGACAGGCAGACGTTCTAACCAACTGAACTAACGGACCATATACCCTAACTTTATATACCTTCAAATAAATGCGTTAGGAACATTGATATTATCTTTTAGCTGTCAAGACAAGTATTAAGAAGCTCCTTTATCTCCCAAGGAAAGGACAAGAGTTTTATCTGTACTCTGAAATCAGACAGCCAAAACATCTGCTTTTAAAGTTAGGATTCATAACATTAGTTTTAAGTGCACATTCCTAACAGGCTTGGCGGGGAGTGAGGGATTCGAACCCCCGTGCCCTTACAGACAAATGGTTTTCAAGACCATCCCAGTACGACCGCTTTGGTAACTCTCCACGTGGTAGCTCTAAGGAGATTCGAACTCCTGTTTGCACATTGAAAGCGTGCTGTCCTAGCCAATTAGACGATAGAGCCATATTTTGGCGGTAAGTATTAGATTCGAACTAATAGTAGAAATTGCTTCCTACGGCAGTTTAGCAAACTGCTGGTTTAACCATTCACCCAACTTACCACATGGTGCCTGGACTTAGAATCGAACTAAGATGGGTGGATTTTCAGTCCACTGCCTTGACCAACTAGGCTATCCAGGCATATGGTAGGAGAGATAGGACTTGAACCTATAATCTTCTGTGTATCAGACAGAAACCTTAACCATTTGGCCACTCTCCTATATTGGAGCGACATGTCGGATTTGAACCGACGACAACTGCTTGGAAGGCAGGAATGTTACCACTACACCAATGTCGCATTTGGCAGGCCCTGAAAGACTCGAACTTCCAACAATGGTTTTGGAGACCATAGTTTTACCTTTAAACTAAGGGCCTAAAATTTGTAACCACCTATTGAGTTACCACTACGCCGCCGATGGTTACATTCTTATATCGTACTTGATTCTCACCTTAATGACTAACTCTCGCGTAATAAGGAATAGATATAAGAAATGGCAGGCTCTGATAGAATCGAACTACCACCTACAGAGTCAAAGTCTGTTGTTCTACCTTTAAACTAAAAGCCTATATGGTGTTCCCACCTGGATTCGAACCAAGATTTAAGGTTTAGAAGACCCTTGTACTAATCCCTTATACTATGAGAACAAATGGTTGCGGGGACTGGGCTCGAACCAGTGACCTTCGGATAATGAGTCCGACGAGATTCCATCTTCTCCACCCCGCTATATAAATGTCTATGTGGAGTCACCTCACTAACAATATAAGACTGATACGACTTGCTATTTTGGATTACAAGCTTTACCTGCAACTTAACATATGATACATTCGCAATCGATTAAGCTCTTTATTCGAGACATATCTCTGGTACTTAATGAAACCACCTATCTTTTGACTATAAGTTGATAAGTACTTATTTATACCATAGGATTTACACCTATACTTTCCCGTATCCATATCGGGCTGGTCTAATATTTAACCTAGATATAATGGTGGGATGTGATGGACTCGAACCACCGAACTCCGAAGAGATGAGATTTACAGTCTCAGGTCATTGCCGCTAGACAAACATCCCATGTGGTGGACCCTCAGGGACTCGAACCCCGGACCAACCGGTTCATCATCGATTGAGCTTATTTTAAGGAAGAAAGAATCTTATCAGCTAAGTAATCTTGCGCCATATGTATTCCGAGCTCTTGTTTATTTTTTGGTTCAACTAATCTCAACGTAAATGTTCTTGTTTTAATTTCCTCTTTAGGCAAAAGATAACATTTTCCAGCGATCGCTGTACAGAAGAAATCAATTTCTGAATCATCATAAAATTTTACTCTTTTGTTATTACCGGAAGTTAATTGAACATACAAGTATTCATCATTATTTTTTAACTTTCCGCTTTTACATTGGATACGATATAATTTATTTTTATAATCAATAATAAAATCATATCTAAGTGAACCAAAAGGAATTGATATTCCGCAACCTAAACTTTGTAAATAATGCATTGAAGCAAGCTCAGCGCAATTTCCTTTAACAGCACTCTCTTCCATATAATACCTCTTAATCTTCTTGATGAGCCGGTAGCTCTAACCAACTGAGCTAAGGGTCCACGGTCTTGGACGTTACATTTTTATTTTATAGACCATCATCCAAGGCAGGTCTAATTGTGTTTGGGCAGTTCATCTAACTCCATTTAACTACAGCTGCTGTTTCCGCACCATTTCCCTTCGAGATTTTTACTGATTATATAATCACGATTTTAGGAGCAACATCTTGAAGTAATGTGTCCCTTGGCTTCGTAGCACCCATACACAAATTTCTAATTTAATATCAATATATTTTATGTACACTTAAATATATTCTCTAAGGTATTAGCACCTATGGAGCTTCCAGTCCGAGTCGAACGGACAACCTACTGATTACAAGTCAGTTGCGCTGCCAATTGCGCCATGGAAGCATTGGTCCGAATGGAGGGACTCGAACCCCCGACCTCATGGTCCCAAACCACGCAGTCTACCAACTGACCTACATTCGGATAAAGTATATTTTATATAATATGATAGGTTGGTTTATTCAAATTATATAAACTCGATTTATCAATTATTATTATCAGTTTTATAGTGTAACATCAAATATACAAACTTCCCACTTTTGTGCACCTTTTTGTCTCGTCAAAATTCTAAAAACGTATGTACCCTACCGCTTTCTACATAAGGAACGGAGATTTTACTTTGAAACTCACAAAGTCATGTCGAACCCATCTGCATTTTTATCTAACCGTCGTTAGAGGGTTATGGTTGCGAATACAGGACTCGAACCTATAACTTACTGCGTATGAAGCAGCCACTCTACCATTGAGTTAATTCGCATTGTGCGTTTAACCTTAACGCAAAAGGACACATTTGGGTTTTTAGTTATTCCCACGACAGACCCATTATTTGCTTGTTTAACTATCCTGGCTTAATAAGAAACTATTAACCACTGTGAACTACTCTATCTAATTAACTCACATATTAATTAGAGTAAATACCTTTCTAATAGAACTTGGTATTATCGGATTTATTTCTTATTAATGGCTCCCCGGGTCCGATTCGAACGGACGGCCTATCGGTTAACAGCCGAGTGCTCCACCGCTGAGCTACCGAGGAATATAACAAATAGATAATAGAGCGCCACTAACCTATCTCTAATTGATGATACTCAAACTCTTGTAATTTGTGAGTGATAATAGAATTCCTTCTATTACTGACAATCTCTTCGCCTAGGAGTTGCGGCCAACAACCAAACCTCTCATCCTCAAATTACTCATTGGGTCTAATCTGGACTTTATCTATTTATATAATACAATTAAATTAAATCTCTTTCTTGCAACCAATGCTTACTAAACACTTAGGAAATTTGAGACCGCTAAATCTCTTCTAAAGTAGGCAGAAATACGTAGCGATTGGAACACGATTTGATATTTCTATTATCTTCTACTTTAAAGATTTATCTAATTGTAATGGTGCAGATAATCGGAGTCGAACCGATACGATATTGCTACCGAGGGATTTTTGGTCTTCAACACGAGAATTGAACTCGTAACTTTCGTTCCTATATTGAAGAAGTCCTTTGCGTCTACCTATTCCGCCATATCTGCATAACGCAGCTAGTTTTAAAGAGCTAAGCAACTATCTGAAAGACTAGCCAAAACTTTTAGATAGGCAAAAGTATATGTTTTTATATCTTATTGAACCATATAAGGAGATAATAAAGAATTAATGAATAAAAACTAATTAAAATCCTTAAATATATAAAAACATAAAAAGTTTATTACAGTATGGAATATAATAAACTAATTGAGGCAAGGGTTGGATTTGCACCAACGACCACGGGTTTAAAAGACCTTTTTAGAGTTGCAGTTACAAATCTTTTCTACAAGATTCAATTATTACGCGCTCTCCTGCTGAGCTACCTTGCCATGCATCTCTGTCTTTCCAGAGTGTCAATTAATTCTCTTTTATGTAGCTACTTATAATTAATTTGGGATATAGTTGGAATCGAACCGACACTTCCCTTACTCAGGGCTCTTACCTTAAGATCTTATATCCGTATACCCCAGTCTTTCCTGGGTGCCATTCGCGAATACTGTCCGTATAGATCTCAATCATTTATATCTGACAGCTTAAGATATAAATGATTCCAAATACTTTATTCTTTAATTCTCTCTGTCTTGGGAGCGATAGTCTGCATCTTGATTTTTAGATATAACTTAACTCACCTAAATTACCTTAAACTATAAGTTCCAAAGCATCGCTATCCATTTAGGTCTACCTTTATTTGGCTGAAAAAGACCTTACATTATAATATACAGTTTAAATTTCTATTTTCGTAACACAACCTCATATTAGTTATAAATATAAGCATATCGTTTATCTGCGAACTAGTCATTGTGCGTAATGATGTTCCAAACAATTGATGATATCCTTTCTCATAAAGCGGTACGTTTTTATCTAATTTCCTATAGCCTTTTAATTCTATCAATAATTCTGATCTCAACTCAGATTCTTCTAAAATAGTTTTCATATGATTCTCCTTTATATACATTATTATATAATAAATTATCTCTAAAAGTAAACTATTTTATTGTAAAATTTAAAAAATATTTAGGAAAAAATGATTTATAACATTCTAGCAAAGTACATTGTCTACGACGAACTTTCTTTATTGCGTTATTTACATATCGCTTTGGCATAGATTTAGCTGTGTCTTCTTTCTTACATATCTTTATATATTCAACAAAAAATGCAGCTGATAAGACTAAATAATCAGGATCGAATTGCTTACCATTAACTTCTAAATCATATATAGAATCTTGTAAAAATAATAAGAATCTTTCCATACCAGTATTAGTAGCTTCTTTATAAAAATCTGTTATTGAATTTTGATATATATATTACCTATTCTCCCTTGTTTTCCCATATCAAATTTTAATGAGAATATACTTGTTTAGTATTTCTATCATGCAAGAAAAAATTCGGTTTAAAATTAAGTTTTCCTTGTTGCCTTTCTTCTTTAGAAATTAGCATTTGATTATGGCAGTTTGGGCATGTGTAGCTAGCATGCAATTTTTTACCGACTTTTATCATTTTTCTACATTTCGGACATTTAAAATTTTCTTTCAATTTATCTCCTTGCTAATATAGTATCGTTGTTATTAGCTCATAAATATATACAGTAATTAATCTAGTTTTCCTTCACAATAGTCATAAAACAAATTAAATCCAACTTCTGCATCTTCTACTGAAACTTGTATTCTGTCTAGCTGATCATCTATCTGAGATTGATGATATATATGAGCACCTCTCACTGAATGGTGCATCCCTAGATAGAATCCAGTTAAATCAAATTCAAGCCAGTAAGTCTGGCCTCTATAAGAATAATATTTAATCTTATAGGGCCTAAACTTATCTTTTACATATTCTGTTCTTAAATATATGGCTTTATTTTGTGTAGTCATAATAATATTCTCCAACTCCAAAGCTTATATTTGTTCTTATATATTCTACAGCAATACCGTCTTTAATAAGCTTATCATAAATTTTATTTTTTGGAAATACATAGCAAGTTTTTAAGTCTTCTTTTTTCCAACGTTTAACCCAATTCCAAAAACCATAACGCTTTTTTAATTCTACCACTGAGTTGTTAAAGTTGCGTACAAGTTCCCAATCATTGCTCATTGCAGGGCCTGCTGGTTTATAATCTAAAGCTCTTACTTTTACATGTGTTTGACTTATAACTTCAACTACTTCGTACGGATGACAATCACTGTAGAAATACTCAGTTAACAATGTTCCTACTTCTATTTTATCACAGAACATTTTATTTTCTTCTAACCTATTGTTTACACTTCCATACCATTTTGCCATATTTAATTTCTCCTTTTTAATTTTAATTACATAATTATTATATACTATTAAAATTAAAAAGTAAACTAAATTTCACATATTTTTTAAAAAATTTTTATTTATATTAAAATGTTATTTGAATGTATTATTAAACAATAAAAACCAGAGATGTTTAGAAGCACTCTGGTTTACGAAACTCATATTAACATATTAAATACTAAAACAATAAATTAAACCATTTAAATGGATTAAAATCATCTGTAAGCTTTGAAATAGCTTTATTAAATTCTTCTGTTGCTTTTTCACCAGTTAATGTTGTGGTATAAGCACCATATTTTTCATTAAAAGATCTAACTGCTTCTAATCTATCTTTTTCTGCTTGTCTTACTACTTCTCTTGCTTCTTCTAATATTGTCTCAACTTCTTTATTAGATTTTTCTAATATTTCAGCTGCTTTATTTTTTGCTAATTTATAATTTTCGTTTGCTTCTTTTAATTTTTTATCTGCTTCTTCTATTTTTCCTGCCATAAATTTTTTATCAGCACTAATTGCTGATTTTGTGGCATCTTCTTGTGCTTTTTTTCTTTTAAATTCTTTCTCTGCTTGTAAGCATTCTTTTTCCGTATCAAACGGTTTTTGTAACAATTCTGACCAATATTTCATTTTTAATTCTCCTTTACTTTAACGACTTACCTTTATAGGACTTACGTTTTGACTTATACAAAATTAATATGAGCTTTGGTTTTATTGAGTTTTCCTTCTCATATAAATTTAGCATAAATAAATAAAATTTAAGGAAGTTAGTAATCTCACTATATCAGCTATTAATAGACAGCCCCATATTATCATTAAAATAATTAGATGAATATAAGGTATTTTATTTCTTACATTATCTGCTATATATAAAGCATGAAGGGTTATCATTAATATCTCTATTAATATAAAATTTAAGATATCCATACTACAAACTCACTTTATCTATTTTAAAATTCTTTAAAGTTTTAGTTCCTTTTCTTTGAGAGACAGCTCTAATATTCAAATAGCAAGGAGTATCATCTGTTGGTTTATAGCCTTTATCGTAAGCATATCCACCATAATTCATTACTGATGGGCTATTGAAATAATACTTTGTATTTCTACTTATGTTACCTTTATCATCAAATAAGAATATATTTCTTGAACCTTGAATTGGTTGATGTGTATGCGCTCTTATATAGATATCTGCATTGCCAACAATGCCATCTAAATCTTCAAGTGCATTCATAGCAGCACCTAATTTTCTACCGCCACCATAAGCACCATGTTGACCAAATATATTTAATCTAAAAGGATTACCATTTACATCTTTACCGAATTGAATTGTTAGTGCTATACCATTATTTCTATATCTATCTTGAATACCTAACTTTTCAGCTAACCATAAAGATAAATCTACCCCAACTTCTTTCCAAACTCTATTCTCATGATTACCTGGTGTCATTGCTAGTATTTTATCTTTAATAGGTAATAATAATTCTAATGCTAATTTTTGCGCTTCAGATAGGCTCAAGGCCTCACTATAAATATCTGACTTAGACATTTTTAAAGCAGTATTTAGTATATCACCTAATAAAATACAATAACATTCTGGGGTATTTTTAATAAAATCAATAATCATTCTTAATGTAGGTAGATCAGCATTTGCATCACCTATATGCATATCACTTAGAGTGTATATTTTAATATTATTCCCTACATTGTCTAACTTTGTTTTAATTGGAGTTATTTCCATCTATCTCTTTCCTTATTAAGTTATCTAAGCATTGTTTAATAGATTGTTCTAAGTCTAGACATTTAAATATCTTGTAATCATCGTTATTCTCATTAAACCAAGCTAAATAACATTTACCAATCTTTATACCTAATTTTCTTTGTAAAAGTTCTTTATAAATACCAAGTTGTATTGAATATTTATTTAACTCACAGTCATCTAGAAAATCAAACTCATCTAATAATTTCTGATATTTATTACTCGTTTTTATATCTTTATTAGTTTTATAATCCCATATCTGAAATTCTTGATCTTTAACATTCCAAGCTAATAAATCTATATTACCAGCTATTATATCTTCATATCCTACAGTAAACTCTGTTTTTATAGGTATCAGTTTATTATGAATATCTAAGAAGAATTTATCTTGTAAAGGTATTAGTTTTTCAAGTCTTCCTTTTATATCTGAAATATGTTCTAAATTTGCATAAGAACTATAATCAATATCAAATACTTTATTATTAGCAAGCTGCTCACTTCTTAAATGAAATAAAGTACCTACATCACAAGATAACTTAGCAGCAATATCCCATTTTTTAAGAACTTCTTCTTGAGAAACTTTATCTCTCTTTGCAACGTAAGCACTCATATTTTCTTTATCGAATTCTATATGTTTTTGACTTACAAACTGTGTTACACTGCACTTTACTCTTTTATCTTTATAAGTGTAATAATGTTCTTTTTCATAAAAACAATAATCATTAAAAGAAGTGTTTAATTGAACTAAAATACTATCCTTCATAACCATATTGACAAATTATATGTAATTTTTCACCAGATTCTGTTATATAAATATGCTCATCTTCTTCCAATTCTCTTGACCATTTATCAGCAGTTACAAAATCACTATCATCAAAATATTCTTCTATTGCATCTTCGAACTCATATTCATCTTCAAAATCTTCCCTTTTTGGCATATCATCAAACATTCCAGAATCTATAAGTTCTTGTTTGGTATACAATAATCTACCATTATTTTTCTTAACAAATTCTTTTACTTCTTTTCCCCATACATATCTAGCATAATATAGTTCGTTATTCTCCCACGCTTCCATTTTACTTTCAGGAATAACTACCATATTATGTACAGAACTACTATTCGTTTCAAAAGTATTTTGTCTAATTGTTTGTTTCATTTTTTTATTCTCCTTTAACCTGATATATAATAACTAAATGCTATTTGTTTATTGCCATCTTTATCATATACTCCTCGAGTACATATATCCATGCTATGATATGTTCCTAAAACTGGATAATCACATTCTGAAAAATCACAAATAAAATCATTGATAGCGGTTTCTTTTTCAGAGTCATCTAACTCTTTATAATCTGGGTATTCACTTTTAAAATCCTCAAGTTCTGCAATTTCTTCTTTCTTTAAAAATTTATCACCCCATATATAAAAATATAATTCTTTATTTTTAAATTTTTCAAATTCATCAACATTAACTAGTATTAAAGAATGAGTTGAACTTGAGTTAGTTTCAAATGTACCTATTCTAATAGTCTGTTTCATTAATCCTCCCTGTATTCATTCAATTCATCTTCTAAATCATCCATATCTGACTGCATTTCAGCCATTTCTTCATATAAATTATTAACTGTACTTTTCAAATCATCTATTTCTTGTTTCATTATAGTTAATACAGGAATATTGTCAAAAGCATCTCGTCTTTTTTCATAAATATCTTCTATGAGAATTTCTAATTCTTTTTCTGTTAGATAAATAACAATATCATCTTTTTTAATCTGGCAAAGTGAATTATGTTTTTTATCTTTCTTTAAAATAAATTCTAACATTATTCTTCCTCTTTTAATAAAGCATCTTGCTCTACTATAATCTCATCTTCTGATTGTTCTTGCATATTTAATTTTTTCATTATAGCTGCAATAGCCTCAGTTACTTTTTCTCTAGATTCTCTTGATATAGATGCATTTTCATTGTCTATATTTACTTGGTTTATTTGAATTGTAGGTGAATTTTCAACTACATCAAAAGATTTTTTAGCTTTATCTAGATTTAAGCTTATCGCATTTAGGTAATCAATCAAATCTTTATTACTAAATTCAGATGGCTTAAGTCGTATTCTAGCTTCCATTTGAGCTGTGATAGCATCAATAAGGTCGCTGTATTTCTCTAATCTTAATATATCTTTTTTAGCCTGTACCATATTGAATAGATCAGCAATTCGTTTTAATTTTTCTGGATCAGTTTCTTCTATTAATTTTTTATTCAATTCATCAGAACTTTGTAAATTACTTATATTTATTAAATCAGTTGATGTTAATTTATCTTCCATTTTATTTTATAAAATATCCTTGTATGTATGTATTATTTTATTTATTAATCTTTTTTCAAGCTGATCTTGAAGAGGATTAATTTTTGTATCTAATGTCTTTCTAATACTCGCATCTAATGATTCACTAGGTATAAATTTATACCTAACATATTCTAATTCATTTGAAATAAGTAATTTACCAAGCCCAATATCAATCTCAAATATATTACCTGTTGACCCGCAAATTGTATCGCAAATAATTCATTCCGATTTTTGCACTAATTTAGAAAGAGCATCTGTTGGGATAGTGGTCAATTTAGATAAATCTTCTATCATATTATTCATCTTTTTTCATTCCTTTATTTAGTTTTTTTATTAATTTTAATTCATAATTATCTGAATATAAATACAGCTTATCATAAGCTTTACTTAAATTATTATAATATTGAACTACACCTTTGTTCAACCTATCTTCTACTGCGGCACTAAAAATTTTTTTCTTATCCGGCTCAACATAAGATTTTAGTTCTTGCAATATATAATTAATCTTCATACTTACCTCTATGCTTAAAATTGTAATTTGCTAAAACATCACATAGTTTTTGGTAAGCTTGTTTTACTTTTCTAAGTTCTCTTGACGAATAACCAATAATTTGTATGGCTTCATCATAAGATTTTCCCTCAATATTCACATACTGATATAATAACAATAAATTCATGGTAGAATATAATTCTTCTACTGTAGGAATTTTAATACTTCGACCGCCAAAATATTGGCATAATTTTAACATGTTATCTTTATCTAAAATATAAGGTAACTCTCCAATTGCTGTATATTCTGGTATCTCAGTCAATTTATATAATGTGAACATTGATAATGAATATATATCTATATCTTGCAATGTTTTTATAGCATCTTTATTCAACATCTTTATTATCTCCTGGGTTTATTAATAAATCTTCAAAAACAGCGGTATCTATCTCATTCATCATGCATATATGTTTTATATCTTTCGCTATTAAATGCTTTAATTGATTGCACACTACATTAATATATTCTGTAAGCTCTCGAGGTAAATGCCAAGTTATAGGTGAATTAGCTGCTTCTTGCTTATAAATATCTACTAATAACTCATCAATATTTAGTCTATAATTATCCGTACCTTTAGAATATAATCTAGTTTTATTATAATTACTCATTGTTATGCTTCTTAGTAAAGTTATCAAACAACTAGTATATATATTATTCAATGTTACATTATCAGATGAGTATGGGCTATCTTCTAGAAATTTTTTTAATGTTCGCGGAATAGAAGACAAACAATTCTCAACTTCTATTTGGATTAATGGGTTATGTTGATCACTTATAGATCTCGAAGAGTATTCTTTAAAAGCATCTACTGCATCATTTCCTTGAACTTCTGAATCTATTATCTTATTAAACGCTTCTTGTTGATAATTAACTCTAGCTGGGTATAATATTTTCTTTATAAAATTTAAAACAGATTTAATTTTAGGTAATTTTTTTGGATCATCATCCGGTAAGAATTGTTTTGGATTTGTCAATCTTAAGAATGTCTGCGTAGCCCCATAGATACTGTAATTTTTATAATCCTCAATGGAATTAAAAAATTTTTTCTTATAGGATAGCGCATAAAACAATTTATATAAATAATCAAATATGATATCTGCATCATAATTGTCCGTATATATTCATTTATCAATATAAATGCACATATCGGTGTATTTCATTTTTGGCTCTTTTTTCATTACATTATCTCACTTATACCATTTACATTTTTAACAATTTTTAATTCTAAATCACAAGGTATTAATAAATCATCAGAATGATGGGTTATTATAAATATACTTTCAACATCAGTTAACTTAGTAGTTATTAATTCAATTATTTTATCGCATCCTATTGAATCTAAATTATCAAATACCTCATCTAAGGCTAATATATTAGATCTAAATCCTAGAAAATGCACTAGCATATCTCTTATTGAAAATTGAATAATAATATCTAATCTTTGTTTTTCTCCTCCACTTAGACTTTCATAGGATTTATTGTTATATGAAATATCTATATTATTTCCATTTAAGCAAAATGATAAATTTTGAGATCCAAAAACATTCTGTGAGTATTCTTTACATTTGGTGTCTATGAATGCAATGATCTCTGATAAAAGGAATCCTCTAAAATCTCTAGTGGCTATCGTTATCATTTTATTTATAACTATTAATCTTGATGATATATCTTCTTTTTCTATATTATTATACAGTATTTTTTCCGATAATTCTTCTAGTGTTATTTTTATATTTTGAATACTTTTTTCAAGTTTTTCTTTATTATTCAAGAAATTATCTCTGCTATTTATTAAAGTTTGTTTCTGGATCTTCAAATCAGAAATGGATTTAATTATCTTATCTCTATATTCAATTGCATTGTCATAAATTTGTCTACAGGATTGACCTTCTTTTAACAATTCATCTTTTAATTGGTTATAAGATTCTTGTAATACTGCAATTTCTTTATTTTCATTTTCTTTACTTAATTCAAGTGCAGATAAAAGTCTATTATCCTCTAATTTAAGTTTATCTAACTTTTCTTCTAAGTCAGTAGTATCTATTTTGTGAACATCTGGTAATTTTTGACCACAAGTTGGGCATGTGTCCTTTATGGCTTTTGCTTTACGTATATTTTCTTCTAATAAACTAATTTGACTACCAATGTTATACCTTTCTTTTACAAGCTCATTTCTATCATATTTAGTTGCAATATCCAATTGTTTACTTTTTAATTCACTATCTAATGAAGAATATTTTACTTTACTCTCCTGTAAATTATCATTAGCATCATTAACTTTTTTCTCTGCTAGACTCAATTCTGACTCTTGAAATGATATGTTTATATCTAGATCTGCTATTTCATTATTAAAGTCTATGCAAGAGGTATCATCATATAATCTTTCTAACTCTTTAGTTGATTTTTCTAGCTCAAATTCATAAACAGATTTTTTACTTTCTAATTCTAATAATGTGTCTTCTACATTTCTTAGATTCGTAGATAAACTAGATTTCCTATTTGAAAGCTTATCTTTGATATCCTCTATCATAAAATCTGATTTAGATAATTTTTCTAATATTTCTTTTCTTCCTGATGGTGTGTTATTTGTAAATTTCTGCGGAAGACCTTGTCCTAATATTATAACTGAACCGAGTAAATTTATATCAATATCAGGTAATATGTCGCTAAGAATTTTCTGCGTATCGCGGATACCCTTTCCTGATATATCATTATTGTTTTTTAATACTTTTAAATTAGTGCCGAATTCTTTATCATCTTTATACCTAATTACTATGTAAGAATCAGAATCAATTTCGAAATTAACTTTTACAGAAGCGCCGCCTACTGCGTACTTATTAACAATATCTTTACATCCTCTCAAAGTTTCCCCAGTTAACGCCCATATAATAGCTTCTAATAAAGAACTTTTGCCGCTTCCATTGCTCTTCGATCCGGAATCCATTTCATTCTTACCTGATATACTAACGAATCCGAGCTTTTGCAAATTAATATCTACTTGTCCTAATGACATGAAATTTTTAATTGATACTGATCTAAATACTAAATTCATAATATCTCCTATAAATTTTTTAATTCATCTATCAAAATATCAGACTTTTCAATGCTATCCAATACATATTCTTTAAATTTAGTTACATGATCAACTGCTGGTGATAAAGATTGAATCTGAGAATATGATCCTACATTGAAAGGCACCGATAGTAGCCTGAAACAAATTATATTAGAATTTTGTGCTATCATTTCTCGTATGCTATGAATATCTTTATCAAACACCCTTACAGTTACTATAGCATTATTACAATTTTTTAAAATTTGCTCCCAATTATTTTCTGTAAAGTCTAATTTATAAAAATTAAAAGCATATGGATTATTTATTAAATCTATTTTTAAAGTGTCAGTATCCAATATCCCGATACAATGTGAATGCTTAAACCCATCTTCGCTAAAATTTTGGCCAGTTAAATTTCCTAAATTTAAAATTTTATTATTTATTTGTGCTTGATTATGCAAATGTCCATTTACAAAAAGGGAACAATGATTACATATTTCTTCAATATGGAATCCTGACTTAGATATAAATTGACCATATTGAATTCCAGCTATATCATTATGTGATAGAATAATTCTTTTTTTAACTTCTTGAGTTGTAACCATCCCTGCATAATATTCATTCTGGGTTTCTTTAATATATTCTGCTAAAGGTTTACGGTTACTATCTATAATATACGGCAAATAAAATAATTCGTATCCATATCCGCAATCGATAGTTGGTTTATCTATAACTTGACCATACTTAGAAAGCGCTTTTGTAGAACTATATAAATTTTCTTGACTGCCTAACTCATGATTTCCTACTAAAAAAACATGCTCAATTTCTGAATTCCAATTTATTTCTGATAGAGCTGTTAGCTCTTCTGCTTTCAAATCTGGTGAATCAAAAAAATCTCCTAAGCAGATTATTTTAGAGCAATTAAAATCTTTAGCTACTTTTTCCACCCAATTCAAACTTTCTATCTGGTTCTCCAACCTCTTCGAATACTTCTGTCCTCTTTCGCGTAATATACTTGAATATGTACAAAAATGATTATCTGTGTATACTAATATTTTCATCTATAACATGTTAACTAAAATGTAATCAATGATATTACTTTCAGCTATCTCCCCATTTTTTAATTTATATTCTAATTTTGTTATAATATTAAAAGCATTTACAAGCTGGTCTCTACTGTAGTACCCGCATTTTTTCTTGAGCATGTATAAGTACCCTGGTTTTATATTCAGATCTTCTGCTGTTATATTTTTATTAAATTGAACGTTTAATATTAATCTGATATTTCTATATAATAATGTTATTACACCTAATGGTTCTATATCTATATACTTAATATTTTCTAGTATTCTAGCTATTGTTGATTTATCTTTAATCATTATAGCTTCAATGAATGATAATATTGTGTCGGTGGATAAATCGCTAAATATTCCATCTAGCATAAATTCATCAAAAAGCTGAGGATGGCGTTTTTCTGGAAATAGTTTTAATTTATCTATCTCTTCCTGAATTCTATACATATTATTATTACAAGCATCTATGAGCCATTTTCTTTGAGCTGGCTTTAAATAAGGAGTTTGCAATTCTACATATTCATCTATGTGTTTAGGTTGAACTTTAGGTGCTTTAATTATACTATCACTTAGTAAGTTTGCGGTGTCAGTATCAGTTATCTTAGATGTCACAATTATTAAGTTTTTTTCTCTTATTATACTTTTATCTGAGCACTTAAAATCATCGCATTTGTATACTAAAAGTTCTGAATTCAAAATAGAATTATTAAATATATCTTCAAAATCATTTATTATATATTCTAATGAATCAATATATCTTATGCATAATTTTTTTTGATTAGCTATTGTTGTTATATAATGATCAACTAAAAATATATCCCAGTTCTCAAAAACCAGGATAGAATCAGATAACATATTGTTTTCTATAAACTTCTTTAACTTTTTAAATTCCATTACTTAGATAATCCTTGTTTTATTTCAAATAATTTATTTTCAAATAAATACTTTTTATTTATATATGGCAAATTTAACTCTTGAATAAGAGTATTGAAAGAAACATACATAAAGTAATACTTATCAGTGTACTCTTTTCGCAATCTCTGTCGTAAATTATATACAATCAATGAAGTTAAAACATCGAGTGAATATTTATTTTTTTCATCCTCGAATGCAATGCTATCTGATATCTTTAACGCATTATAATAAGGAACAGAAGCTAAATTATCAATTATTTTATTGGTAAATTCTAAAGCATCTGAGAGCTTTTCTCCCTTTATTTCCCTTATTTGCCCAGGTGTTTTAGCAATATCTAATATTAATTTATTATCACAGTCTAAATCAATAAATTTACCCAAGATCTCTTTAGAATAGATATTCATAAAAAGTTTAAAGCATCTGTTATGTATAGTTGGCAACAATTGGTTGGTGTTCTCGCATAGAATAATTATAAAAGAATTTTGAAGTGGCTCTTCTATAAATTTTAATAATATACTTTGTTCTTTATCAACTTTATTCTTCGCTGTGATTATATTCATATCTATAATGTATAAATATGGTTCAACTCGCTTATATATCTCTTCTAGTTTATCTATATTTATACTTTTTGAAATATTTTCTATCGGTAGATTAAACTTAGTAGAAATATAGTCACAAATCATATGTTTGCCACTGCCTTTTAACCCTTGTAGCAATATACTTTTTGGAAAAGATTCTAACGAAAATGAATCTATAATTTGTATTAAACTCTCTTGCCCTAAGATCATTGTTATTTACCTCTTGCTATCTGTAGAAACACGATTTCGATAGTGGATTGAATGTTCGTATCATTTTTAATTAGTTGTTTTAATGATAACAATTTATCTAATATATATTGAAAGTATTTTTGCGCATTTTCAATAGCTAATATATTTTTTATATCAGATTCTAAGCTAGACGGAATTGATGTCACTGTCAATTTTTTGAATATATGATATTTTAAAACATCTAATATAAAATCTATATACCTGTCTAAAAATATTTTCATGTCTGGGTAACTATTATCAATATCTTTCATACTATCGATAATTATATCTATCCTGCCATCTATAAAAGCATTTGTTATTTTTATTAGCAAAGAAAATGGGGCAGCTCCTAAGATTGGGAGGGTATTTGATATATCTAAATCCAATGAGAAAGCTGCGCATTTCTCAAGCATAGATATAGCTGTTCGCATACTTCCATCACTTATTTTAGATATATAATTTATAGTGTCCTCGAAATTTTTAAAATTTTCTAATTTACAAATTTGATCTAATCTGTAACAAATATTTTCTTCGCTAATTCTAGATATATTAAATCTTTGAACTCTGTTTAGAATGGTAGATGGTATTTTTTGCGCATCAGTTGTGCATAAAATAAATATTGTAAACTCTGGAGGTTCTTCTAAACATTTCAACATAACTTGCCATGCTTGATTTGATAAAGCATGGACTTCGTCAATTATAAAAATTTTATATTTATAATCAATTGACCTTTCTTGAGCTGATTTTATTATAGATCGCATTTTTTCTGCGCTGCTGTTTGATGCAGCGTCAATCTCAATATAAGAGTCTGGAGCTTTGTTTATTTCAGTAGCTAATAGTCTAGAAGCTGTAGTCTTACCAGCTCCAGTGATACCTGTAAATAAATATGCATTTTTAATCATTCCTGTTTCAATTTGTTTTGTTAATATTTTAACAACAGATGATTGACCTATAACTTCTTCCCATTTTTTAGGTCGATATTTTACTGCTAATGATTGTGCCATTATATATCTAACTCCTTCAATATCTTTAGTGATTTTTTAGGACACCAACCTATCCATTCAGAATTTAAATCAATATTTAATTTTATATCATATCCAACACCTTTAATCTTTACCATTTTGCCAAGATCTTGAAGCGTTAGAATTTTCATATATTTATCTGATGGTTTTATATTATTATTCCAATTAGCATGAAGAGTAAAACCATTTGGTTCATTTAAAATATAATCTGCTAATTCTACAATATACATTCTTCCAAGATGAACTACATCAGTATCAGTTATATTTGCAGCTGCAGCATGAGTATATTTTGGAATTACAATATGAGTTGTATTGGAATCAAAATTTGGTATCTGCGCTAATTTGACAGACTTTAACTGCTGCTCTATGATTTTATTCATTACATCCTTTCCGATATGAAGGTAGCTGCCATGTCAGCTAAGTGCAATAAAACTGCTAATGAGAATTTATTATAAATAGGAGTTAAGTCAACTTGCGCAGAATCATGACCTTTACCTCCCATGTGATGTAAAATTGCAACTTCTTCCTCTAATGATAAAGGCATAAATTGCGAAACCATGAAAACTGAATTTTGTTCGTGATTTCCATATAGAAATCTTTCTTTAGCATCTCGTGTTTTTATAAAAGGTACTTTTGTCCAATTACCATTAGCATCTTTTACATTTCTCTCAGCAGTCTCATAAAAATTCATTTTACTAATATCATGTAATAATGCTGTTATAATTAAGCTATCATCAGAAAAAGGTTGTTTATATCCTTCTATAAATTTCATTTCTCCAGTTTCATCTGGTTGAAATTTTGGATATTCAATCTTGATTAAATTGCAAAGTTGATCATATACGTTTAATGAATGTTCACATAGACCACCTTTATATCCGCAATGATATTGAGTACTAGCTGGCGCTATAAAGAAATCAGAATTTTCTAATTTTTTAATAAGAGCTTGTATGTCTGCTCCCTCTCTTTTTATACTGTTTAATAAATTAATAAATCTTTCTTTATTTTCTAATATTTTATTTTCGTCTAACATTTTTATTCTCCTTTAAATGATACTATATATACATTATTTAAATTTTTTAAATATATTTCACATAATGGTTTGACATCTTCTTCCCAATCTAGCCCGCCGCATCCGCATCCAGGCCTTGGTAAATAAATCTGTTTATCTGGGTATAATCTTGCGATAGCACTTAGATGAATCAAACTATCTGCTATAATAGATAAGTCAGATGATTCCCATACTTTATCTTTTGTAGGAAATCTAATCATTAATGCTTTAGAAACAGAGTCAATTCCTAAAATATAATTATTTTTCAATATGCACGCACCGCATGTTAACTCTAATCCAGGGTTTCTCATAACAGCTTCTTTTGCAATGCCTGCTCCCATGATATTTTTTCCATTTTTGAGAACTACATTATTTGTCAATATGCATACAGCAGAAGTATCATCTAATAAGTCCCAAACATTACCTTGTATTTCTTTCATATTATTCACCTCAAATATTTATACAGTAAAAAAGAGATGACTAATCATCTCTTTTTATTTTTCCTAATAAAATATCCATCATTTCTTCAGAAATTATATAATAATTTTTTGAATTTGGACCAAAACTTATTGCTAACGCGCTATAAGGCTTGCCCATAAATAACGCTTCTTTTTCATTTTTATCAATCCAATCTCTTTTTACTGATATAGACTGTGAATCCGATACTTTTGTTTTACATTCAATCAATATATCATCTAGCAATATATCCCCTTTCTGGAACATTGTCGCTCCGCTATTCAATGTTTTCTTGCCATTGAATGCTTTTGCAACTTTTGTTTCTTGCATATTACTGTAATATCGAGTTGGTTTTATTGATTGATTGTGAGATGTTTCAAATAAGCCCATTATTCTTCATCCTTACTTTCTGAAGGTAATGATTTATTTAGCTGAGCTTCAACTGATTCTTCTTGTTGTTTAATTTCAGCTTGTTCTCTAGCATCTAGAACATTTCCATATGAATCGGCTGATTTAGAAATAAATTTATTTAGCATTGCGATATAATCTTTTTGGAATTCAATATTTGTTTTAATATACTCTTCTAAGTCTTTTCTCTTACCAGTAAGTTCTTTACCATCAGGTGTTTTATATATTTCACCAGTCTCAAGATCTACTAACTGATAAGTTACATTATTAACTCTATGAATAAAGTCAAATTTATATGCTATTTCAAGTAAATCTTCTAACCACATCAGACCTTTTTCGTAATTGAATGAGATAAAACCACCACCTCTAGCAATTGAACCACATTTTTGTTTAGTGATAGCAAATTTTAGTCTGAATCCTTCAGCACCTTCTCCATCACTGCAGTCTACTTTATCGCCTTTAATAAAAGTTCTAGTTCCGAATCTAACTTTAATAGATGAATAATATTGAGGAGCTTGACCACCAGGTTCTGAATAAATTGGTGCACCTGTAAATGTAGTTCCTGATACCCTAACTTGATTAACCATTATAAATATATTATTCGTTCTATTCACTAAAGCACTCATAGCAATCAAGAATCTATGCAGTGATTTAGCAATTGTACCTCTCATACCAGGGTCTTTTGTCATATCATTTTCAACAGATTGCGCTGGCATTAATGCAGGTATAGAATCAAGAACAATCATACCAATATCTTCTTGTTTTTGAAAATCTAATATAGCATCTAAAATTTGCTCACCTGTTAAAGATGTTGGATTAAAATAAATCATTCTTTCTGGATCTAGGCCAGTCATTCTAGATTGAAATTGAATATCTAAAGAGTGCTCTAAATCTACATAAACACATATTTTTTCCGGTTCTAATCTTTGATAAGCAGCCATTGCTACACAAGCAGCGCAAGTTTTTCCAGAGTGAAATAAACCTGCAAATGTATGAATTCTGCCTCTAACTAAACCACCTTGTAAAGGGTAATCTAGTCCAAAAGCACCTGTTGCCATTCTTTCATAATCTGGTGATATACTTGCTTTAATCGCTAATTTGTCATCATGGTAATCTCTATTTAATTTTTTTGCTAATTCTAATACTCCCATATTATTCTCCTAAGCTTTCATTCATTCCTATAGATAGTTTTGCTTCTTGCATTCGAGACATTAGCACCGATTTTAAAGCATCAACTACTCTATGGCATTCATCTAATTTTAATTTAAGCATTGTATGAACTTCGTTGTATACCGCTTCTGCTAAATTCTGATAACTGCTTTCTAGTAAAGCAGTATTCTGTTTGAATGCAACTGTACCATCTGTTTCGTTAAATTTTTTTGCATATACTTCATCTTTTAATTGTTCTGCGCAAACAGATTGCAAAGATGCTTTTTCTTTTATCTCTCCTAAAGTATAAGATTTCAAAGAAATTTTCAATATAAGTAATCGTATATCTTCTAACGATAAGTTATTTACATTTGATTCTGCACCTTTAATTAATGTATCAATTTCTAAAGTTATTGGTTTAACCAAACTATCAGCAACTTGCATAAGATCAGAATAAACTAAACTTACGTTATCTAAAGCTTCATTTAATTTTTTCATTTTTATTCTCCAAACTGTAATGATAAATTTAAAATACTATAATCTGATTCCATCATAGTTCTTAATTTCTTAGATGGAATATCTATAATATGATAATTATTATCATTTAGCATTTTTATATTCACAGATTTTTTACCATCAGATTTCATTTTTTCAATTTCTATGATAGGTACATAAACAACTTTATCTCTTTCATTGAACCATATTATAACGCCTCTTCTCGTACCTTTAGTTGGGCATTTTTCAATAAGTTTCTTATATTGTTTCAAATTTGTGAATGGGAATGTATTTCCTTTAATTGTTTTACATTCAATATAATATTGATATGGATAACTATAACAAATAAAGTCTGAGATATTTGATATTCCTTTCATTCCAAATCCCGGATCATAAAGTCGCTCACCATCACTATCCGGCATAGATTGTAATCAATCTTTTAAAAATCTTGCTTCAAACTTTTTTCCTAAATTTTTAGCCATTATACTAATTTCACCTCTGGAATTACATTTTTAATATTGCCCCTAGATAAAACAATAGCTTGATGATCACCAAAACTTAAAGTTAAATATTGCTCGGAACATGATTCTAAAGTTGCTTTTAGATCAGTTAAATCAAATGTAGCTTCATATGTATCTTGTAAAGAAGTATTATTATATGAAATAATCTCTGAATTTACTTTCGCTACATCCCATACTTTTACTGCATCAGGCATAAACTCAAATCTACTATAAGGTTTTACACTTCCATTTGAATTGTTAAATAATAACAATCTATTTATAGTTTGTAACAAAGCATTTTTATCAATATTTACAGAATATTGATAAGTATTATTTGCTCTTCCTCTAATAGCATTAACTGGTACGGAATTCAACAAAGTATCATCACATGATAGTATTGCTGTTAAGGAAATTTGAGTAGTTTCGAATTTAACTTTTGTTTGTGTTATACCACCATTAATCGTATCATAACCGAGTGTGAATAACACATCACAGTTATTAAATAGTTTAAATAATTTTACAATTCTATCACTCAATAATATTTTTAGTGGCTCTTGTAATGAGAAACTATTTACACATGCACCAGATGTGAATGTTAAAGCTCCAAGCTCATCTACATAGTATAATTTTTGTACTGGCTTAGATATCATACCCTTTAATAATTCTTTACTATTATAAGCTAAAATACTAGATAAAATATCGCTATTTATATTAAAGGATTTTACAGAATTTTTAATTAAAATTTCAGGTAATTCGAGTAGCTTATCATCATCAAATATTAGAGGTAACTTATATTTACCATTACCTTTTACAATTAAAGAATTACTATCCATTGTTAACTCAATATCAGCAGTTGTTATCTGAGAAATAAGTTTCAAAAATAAATTCGCATTTACAGTTGCATGGAACTGTTCATTAGATGCTAAAGGAAGTCTTACTGATACATAATATTCTTTATTCGTAACAGCCATTATTAATTCACTATTTATTGTTTTAAGTTCTAATGTTTCGGTTACAATAGATAATTCATTGCTATCTACTGCACTTAAAATTTTAGAACAAATTTGTTTAAATTCATCTGTTTTAATTATCATTTTTAAATTTCTCCTTTCGATATATTATTATACATTCTACCATAAGCTTTCTTTAAATAAAGTGTTACCTTTATATTCAAATTCTTTTCTCCATTTATCTAATGCATAAAGATTAAAAATCATTCTTAAAGATCCATTATCATCTTCTAGTAAATGTTTTAACTCAATACCATGACCTATTTCTTTACACAATTCTTCGACAGCTTCTCTAACAGCTAAAGGTTGGTTAGTTATATGATCAGGTGAATCAGGATTTCTATTACTTACATATACTGTTTTTACTTTACCGTTTATAACAATGTTTAGATTACCAAAAGATGCTGATCTTATCCAGCTTGTAGAATCCGAACTCATGCTTGGATATTGCTCCATAAGTTGAACAGTTGTCATACCAAAATTATGAGTTAATGGTATTTCTCTACCTAAATTGTTGCATACCTCATATATAAATTTCCATGTTATTTCATACCATTTAGCTTTTTCACTTACTGCTGCATCGTTAGATGGAGATATACCAATATATTCAATAAATGATCCATCTGAAAATCTATATTCAAGCATATTTCTTAAATATTTAAAATCTTCTCCCATATGAAAAACAGGTAATATTTTCTTCGGACAATTTACTCTTTCGATCATATATAAATAATTTTTCCAACTATATTCTGGAGCTTCTAATAATTGCTCTTGAGTTTTTGGTTTTCCAAATTCACCTGGAATTTTATCAAGTTCTGCAAACCAATAAACTGCATCTTCAATTGAATTTATAAATTCAATATATTCATCTATATCTATTTTTATACCTCTAGTCCAAGCTGAATATGCAGAACTATCTACAACTAATTTACATGGACAACTAGGATCTTTTCTAATCTCTTCAACCCATTCTAATAATTCTTTCTTTTCATTTAACCAGGCTAATAATTGCGGATAACCTAATTGTTTTTTAACTTCTCTAGCACTAGTTATAGTACCATCTGGTAGCTCCACATTGGATACCCCTGCACCTGCTGCAATAAGCATATATGGCTCACCGCATTTTCTCTGTTCAAATTGCATGTTCTATCTCCTTATAATTTCTTAATACAGTTAAAATAAGTCAACTTTAAGCTGTTTCTTATTTTTATTTTCAACAAAATACCAGCCAAGATCTCGCTTACCAGCTCTATGTTCATATAAATCCGGACCTAGTCCATTGTTAGCATCTAACTGTGTGCCAATATGCGCCCAAAAAGATTCGGCAGATGTCCCTCTTACGCATTTTGCAAATATATCTCTGTCATACGTATTCATTAGATAATCTAATATCTGCTTACTTATTTTTTGACCTCTTACTGCTTCATCTACATATATATCTCCTATAACTATTACATCTTTCGTTTTAGGGACATTAAAACAACAAAAATCATATTTACCTGTAACTGATATTACATGATGATTTCGAACATCGGGCTTAAAAAAAGCAGGATTATATGGGCCTAGTAAACTATCTTTGCCAAATTTTTTATTCTCTGACTGCCATAACTCACTTATCCATGATACATCACAGCTAGCTTTATATGGACACCCCGAGCATTTTCTTCTTGCCTCTTCGCAATCCGATCTATCAACAGGTATTTTACATGTTATCATAGTATACTCCTTACTAATATATACAGGAAATAAGAGAGCTTTATCAAAGCTCTCTTATCTTAATATAATATTTTATTTTGAATTAAATTATATTCTTCGTAAAGCTTAATACATTCTGCTCTATTAAGTTCTTCACACATCTGCTCTTTTTTTGAAGGAATACTTTCTTCAAATTCTTTATCTCTAAATCCAATAATTTCTGTATCTGTTGTGTTGCAACCATAATATACTTTACCAATATTTGCCCACAATATCGCACACATACACATCGGACAAGGATAACCTGTTGTATAAATTTCACAACCGCTTAAATCAAATGTTTTTAATTTCTTACAAGCTTTTCTAATAGCATCTATTTCTCCATGACATGTTGGATCATTATTTGCTACTACATGATTATGTCCTTTACTTACTACCTTTCCATCTTTAACTACTACACTACCGAATGGCCCACCATGTCCTGATCTTATTCCTTTTTGAGCTTCTTTGATAGCTAAGTCCATAAATTTATTTGAAATACTAGTCCACATATTATTCTCCAGTCTAATAAGTAAAATCTGGGAATATAAACTTAGAATTTCCAGCTTCTAACCCATCTATAAGTATATTTTGTCCTGAGCAGAACTTATTATGGACTGCCATAAAATAAATCCATTCAGCGGCTTCTCTTGCAGTAGCCCATCTCTTTAATGGCGTTAATTCCATTATTTGATCCCATAGATCTTGATCTTCTATAACACAGCTGTTTAACTCTGTTATAACTCCACCAAAGTCTAAACTATTACAAGTAGCTCCATATTTAGCTATTCTTAATGCGACATTTTTTGTATATGCCAATACCCCACCTTTACTTGCAGAATATTCTGGAAATTCAGCTCCTGTATGGGCACTAGCACTTCCTATATTAACAATACTTTTTATCTTATCATGAATACCATATTTTTCAGTAATGTTAATAAGACCTTTTAAATTTACATTTATATCATCACCATTTTGAACTCCAGCATTATTAACTAAAATATCAATAGTCTCTAACTCTGGAAATAAATGTTTATCTCTTATATCTCTTTTATAATGAGTATAATTATCATTAATAATTGAACTTTCTTCTCTATCAAATCCAATTACTTCATGACCTTTTTCTAAGAATAGCAAAGCTGTTTCTCTTCCTATTCCACTAGTTGTCCCTGTTATCAATACTCTCATTTATTACCTCATCATTAGGGGTCATATATTTAATACCAATATGATTTTTATCCCAGTTTTTGCTTATTTTATAAGTAATTGGTGAGAATATAAGTTCTACTATTAATTCTATGAACATTCCTAATAATGAACAAGATAATACTGAGAACCATGTCCAACCAAAGAAATTTAAACTAACGATTGTTGCAAATACGATGTTGTCGATAAATTGACCAAGCATCGTAGACCCAGCACTCGCTACAAAGAAGCCCCAATATCTGTCACCATGTTTGTTTTGTATTTTCTTTAATAATAATCCTTGTGATAATGCATTTACAATAAGGCCAACTGCTGATGCAATCGCTGAGCCGATAATTACATACCATACATTACCCATTGTAGCATTTAAAGCATTATTTATTTCACCAGCGTATTCATAACTTGCTGCCCATATGCCTGGAATAACGCTAATTAACGCTAATAATCCACTTATACTAAGGGATAATCCTAGACAGGTTAAATTTACTCTGATAGCATTTTTTGACCCAAAGTTTTTAACCATCAAATCGCCAACTAAAAATCCTATCCAGCTTAGTAATATACCAGCATCTTGTACTAACCAATAATCTCCATTTCCAAATCTTGGTAATTCAATTATTGATTTATTCGCTAATATATTCATTAATACTGTCGCTACTGTAATTAAAGCAAGTGCTAGCGCTGGTATGCTCCTTAATGTCTTTAGCCAATCCTTAAAGTTGAAAAAATCCTTTAAAATAGCCCAAAATTTCTTAAATAGATTATTTTTTACTTCCATTTTTACTCTCCTTATTTTTTATTTATTATACGGAGGATTTCGAGGTCGAACTCCGTGTGTAATAGCTTATCTCACTTAATTTTAAATATCGAGATTAAAAGATTTGAATATATCTTAACACATCAATGGGTCAAGTATTTCATGTAATTGCTCGATAGTGCTCTCAGTTCGCTCTTCGACTAAATCATTGAATGCTTCTTCTTTAGATTTGCCGTTTTTTACTTTCTTATTAAACTCAGATTTAACTTGTTCCATAAAATCTGTTAAATACCAACAATCTTCAATCGTGGCATCACATTTCATTGGGCATGTACATTCTGGCTTTGCAGATTCAATCATTAAATAAGACAATCTATCAGCAACTTTTTCTGCATTCTCTTTAGGACATTCTCCTATAAGCTCATCATGAACTGCTAGCAATAATCTAAATCCTAAATTTTTCAATTCAGTATCTCTATATACAGATATCATAGCTTTTTTCGACATTGTAGCAGCTCCACCTTGAACCCTAGCATTAACGGATTGTCTTTCAGCTTGAGCTATAAATCCACTGTTATCTGAAAGTGTTATATTTTCTTTAGCAGCTTGTACTTTCAATGATTCATACTCGCGCCTGTTTCGGCATTTACTTAAAGCTTCTCGATATTTTTTAATTAGAGCATCTTCTTCTGAATAATCTTTATTGCATCCAATAAACGGATTTATATTACACTCTTCTTGTTTTGTAGTATATTTTATGGTGTATTTTGGGAGTAAAATATCCGGTAATCTTCTTCTTCTACCCCATAGATCCTCTACATATCCATTTTTTCGTGCATCCGATATTGTTTTATCAACCCAAGTCTTTACTTTAGGAAATCCATCGAAAAATTTGTCGATAATAGCTTGAGCTTCTTCAACAGTTTGATCAATCTGCTCAGCAACAGATGCTGCTCCACGTTGATACATAATACCAAGCACAATACTCTTACAAAAACCTCTTCGTTTCTTACCTTCAGGATTAGCAGTACCGTCTTGCCTAAATTCCATATTATCCCAATAATCGTTATTGTAAACTTTAGAAGCTACAGTTGCATATAAATCTTGCTTATTCATATACGCTTGCAGCATGTTTTCATCTCCAGAATAATGAGCTAGAAGGCGAGGCTCCTGCTGGGAAAAATCCGCACCGACCATCGTATACCCATCAGTAGCTTTGAACAGCATTCTTATTTCTTTGTTGTGACTTGGTATGTTTTGCAATATGTTATCGTCAAGCTCTTTATCTTGACCTCTATAGTTATTTGATATTTTACTATAGTTCAGACTATATCTTTAACTTTAAATAATTCTCATACTTTCTTTGTAATTTAAAACAATCATCTATCGAATATATCCAATCTAAAAATTTTTTAGCTGTATTTCCATTTAAGCTTAAGTAAGGATATAATTTATTGTTTCTCTGTGTATAGTTTATTTTAATATTTAAATTTACATGATAATTTATAATATCGATCAGGTGTTTTATAAATATCTCTGATGCAGTGCAAAGTGAGCAGCAATAGCGCTTTTTTGATATATATCCATCTCCATCAAAACACCCAAGCAAATATGCTTTAATACAATTTTCTGATGGAAAATTACACCTAGGATTAACTGAAAAAGTTTTTGGACCATCTAATAAGTTAAAATTATCTATCAAAAACTTATTTAACCCATTCGCTGATAATCTAAGGGAATATGTTTTTCCATATTTCTTTATATCGAAGGATGAATTATAATAAATCTTAATAGCTGTTAGTAAATCTAACTCACTCTCCCCTGAAAGCCTAAGTTCTATAGCATTTGAATTTTTTGGTATGTATCCATCAGTAGCAGTTAATCCTACTAGATAATAGAGATGTGGATCACTTAAATCATAAAGTTTAGAAGTATCTAGTTGATGCTTAAATTTTTTGATAAGTTTATATTTGCTACGCCTCCAATCTAATATACTCTCAGATATATTATTTTCAACAGCTAATTGATGTATACTTTTGTTGGTATTAACCCAATTATCAATTAACCATTGCTTATGAATATCAGGTCGAATGCGTCTTGATAGATCTTCAATACCTTTTCTAGGACTAATTCTAGGGTATTTTAAATTAAAATTTATTAGTAATTTATTTAACTTATAAATCGATATATTTAAATGTTTACATAAATCTTTTTTACATCTAAATTTTAATATTAAATTTTGTATATCTTTTTTATTTAACATTTGATGCCTCCAATAAATTTAGCATCATATTTTATATAGTAAGTATGAATTTTTTGAATTATTTAAAGTTATCGCGCGCTCGTGGATGAATTATTGATTTTATCTCTCATCATCTAGTCGTTGCTCCTTCAAAGGAATTTCTCCTAAGCTTGGATCAGGATTGTGGTAATAATTTATCAAACCATGTTCCCTGAGTTCACGCGAAGTTTACCTTACAATCACTTGCAAGGGCCTCCATATATTTTAAAGGTTTGGATCACTCGAACTGAATCTTCCAGTACCAGCACCTAACTGATTAAAATGAGCATGTAATCTTTTAGTCAATGGATTAACAGCTTCTGGTAATTTATCTATATATGTATTAATAAGCTTTGCTAAACCTCTTTTCTCTAATATAAGAGAACATATAGGTAAATTTATTTTTTCTAATATTGGTTCACCTGTCCCTCTTGGTGTTTTCTTGTCAATAACAGGTATCTTTAATATATCATATAATAGAATAGCTAATTGAGTAGGGCTAGTGATCTCTACTGGATCTTTAAGTTGTTCACCTTTAGTCTTAGCTACTTTACCATCTTTTGATTCTTTGCTCGGTATAAGAGCTTCTGGACTATTTCGCCAAGCATCAATCTGTGGCTTTAAGTTAAATAACTCCTCATTAATTTTTTCATCTATTACATCCATTTTTTTATGGTATTTCAAACTTAATAGTTTTGCATATTCTTGATCAATATCTACTCCAGAGAGCTCCATCTCAGCTGCAACTTCAACGATAGGCATCTCAATATTTAAAAATAAGTTATATAATTTTTCATGCTCTGGTCTTTCAAATATTTCTTTTTGCCATTCATATAATTTGTAAGTCATATAAGCATCTGTAGCTGCGTATAACGCAAAGACTTCAGGATCTACTATAGCATATTCTACATTTTCAAATAAATGATCAATAGAATATTTCTCAATACTTGGATCTAACTTATCTATATACTGCTGTTTCAATCCAGCAGATCTTTCATTCTCATCTAGGATTTTAGCTCCTATCATCGTATCCCAATAAACTTTAAGCTGCTTCTTTGTTGTGCATTTTATAACTTGATAGTCAAATTTACCGTTATGCATGATTATTTTACAGTCATCTAAACGATCAAATTCTTCATATATATCTTGCTCAGTTAATTGCCAATCAAGTCTTTCTCTCGAATCTTTGTTTATATGATTTATAGGTATATATGCATTTTTTAATCCAGGTGTATAGATACATGGACCCATTAATTTACATGTCAATGGGTCCAAACTATTATCCGTTTCAGTATCTATAGCTATTGCTTTATTTGATATAGCTTGATTAATATATGAGTGAAGCTCATCTCGGGTTTTTATAACTAGAGTATCATCTTTATATTTACCTAATATCTTTAAAACATTTTCAGTTATTATAGATAATCTATCGTCTAAAGATAATTTTTTTGATTTTACTTGTTTTTCTACTACAACTTTTGGCTCTTTTGGTTCTTTAATCTTTTTAATTATTTTTTTAGTCTCTTTTATTTTAGTCTCGACTATAAATTCATCTCCCCACAATGAGTCCATATGTTGTCCTCCTTATTGATCTTCATAGATTCTTCTTGGTTTACCAAATGGTTCATCATCACCTCCAAATACCTCAGTTGGGGTATATGTTCTAGGTGCTTGCACAGGATCAATATTTGGTGTATATGTTCTCATTGGTTGAGGTTGCTCTGGTTGTACGTAAGTTGGAGTATGAGCTGGCTCAACTGGAGTTGTGTTAGCTGATACTGATGCTGATTGATTAACTTCTCCTGAGATCATAGTTTTTAATTGATCATAAGATTTATTTATAATTGCTTTTCCTAAAGCTTTAACATCTTTAAACGCTTCTGGATCTTTTGTATAAATATCATTTCTGTAGATAGCTGGACTTGCGAACATAATATCATAAGTAGTATCCACAGACCCAGATTCTCCATTTCTTTTAACTTTAAATAAACACTCTGAAAGATCTCCATATTCAGTGCATAAATTAGCCATTGTAGTGATATAAGCGCTAGATCGTTCCCAAAATTTAGGAATACCTTTAAATGTGCCATCTTCTTGTTTTACATACTCAACTAAATGAATATAGATTCTTTTTTGTAGTTGTACGCCGGCTGCGCATAATGGACATGCATCTGTTGGTTGATTTAGCTCTCTAATACAATTTACCTTTTTAAATTTTCCATCGATAGACATTCCATGAACTAGATTGATATCAAAATCTGCTGGCGATTGATGCATAAATCTTACTACAGCTTCATCCTTATCATTCTTTAAAGCAAAATAACCAATTCTAGGTCCTTGATTATTTGCTTGTTGTTTTTGACTTTCATAGTCTTGATAACTTAATTGTCCCATTTTTATTACCTCCATAAATTTATTCAAACATGGGCTGTTTGCTAATATAATATACATTTATTTTTTACTAAATAATTATAATTTTCAAATTTTCAAACTCTTCTTTTGTTAAATCATTGACATCTTTACCTCTAGGCAGCTGTTTATATGATATCAAAACATCATCAGGCATTTTTAACTTAAACTTAGCTCTTCCTGCATCACCTGCTGCATCACCATCAAAACATAAAATATAATTTCTTATCCCACTTCTGGATAAAATTTTATATTGATTAGCAGAACCTGTACCAATTAAAGCAACTGCTGGATATCCCCATGATTGTAATGTCAAAGCATTTATTTGACTCTCTGCTATGTAAACTGTTTTGTGTCCTTCTGCTACTACAAAGTTTAGTAAATAAACAGGTTTTTCTTTATTCTCATCAATCATGAATATTTTAGAATCAATACTTCTCTTTGTTATCATTACTAAGTTATTATGAATATCCCATACTGGGAAACATATCATGCGAGATTTTTTATCGAACCCAACTTTATATTTATTGATAACATCTCTTGATAGTTTTCTAGTGAACATATAATCATTATAATAATCAAAATCATCTAATATTTTTTCATCTAAAAATTGTTGCTTTTTATCTAACTTTATTTCAGGTAAATATTCTTTCTTTTGAATAAAAATATCTCCAAAGCGTTGGTATAGCCACTCCTCTCCAAAATCTTCAGATTCTTCATTAAAGCAATGTGATACAATACTTGCTAGTGTGCCTACTCTTTTGCATGTAAAACAATGAAATGTACCATAAGTAAGGGTGTTAGAATCTTCCCCACAATATATTTCACATGATGGATGCTTTTCTTGTCCATTACTGTGAAAAGGACAGGTGATACGAATATTCGTACCCCTGTCTTGGATTGATTTAAATATATCTTTATTTACTTCTAGTTTTATTTGATTTAATATATCAGGTATGCTCGCATTTATTATTGCATTCTTTATTCTTAACATAACTAAAAAGCATTAACTCCTTCATCAGTATCATAATCAAACTCTTTTCTCAATTCTTCGCATTGAGCGGTATTTGTACCATCCTCATCATCTGGAATATATACAAAATTTCCTTGATTAAAATCAACCGCGTACCTAAGTTTTTTACCAGATTCAGAATCTCTAGATTTTGTAAGAGACAATGTCATTATTCCATCTTTTTGTTCAGCAAAAATAATAGTTGTGGAATCCTGACCGATTCTATCCGATTGAGCAATCATATGATTCCCAACGCCGTTTTCGGTGCTTTCTCTATTTTGCTGAGATACAGTTATAATTGGAATTCTAGTCATTACTTGTAGATTTTTTATATCCCTAGAAATATTTGCAGCTTTTTCAATTGGACTTTTAGCTTTTCTCTCATCCTCTAATAAACTATGCTGATCAATACATAAGATATCTAATTTATCTTTTTCTATAAAAGATTTTAAAGCAGATACAGTAGCAGGTCCGCCTAGCATATCTGGAGTAGTAACAAAGATACTACCTGCTATTTTGGTCTTTAAATTATCAATATAATCTTTATATTTGGATTGACTGCTGACATTTCCATGAGTTAAATCTTTATTTGATATGTGTCCATATAGAGTATCTATTCTATAAGCTACTTTATCGACAGCCATCTCACCTGAATATATACCTACGCGTAACCCTTGTTCGGCTGCTGCTAAAGCAGTTCGTAATAATAACCAAGTCTTACCATTACCTAATCTAGCTACAATTGTAGCATATTCTTCTTGCCTATCCCATCCTCCAATTATATTATCTAATTCTTTAAACCCAGTTCTAACATAAGCTTTTCTAATATCAGAACATTTATCTATATATTTTTCATATCTAGAGATATCATCAATAATGTTGACAGATTGCATGCTAGTATTTTCGGATAACTTGCTTGTTGCATTTAAATAAATATTCATAGCTTCATCTACTTTATCATTATTTAAAAGATCTCTTACTTTATTAAAAGTCGAAGCTAATGCTCGTCTATTCTTATCTTTATATAATTCATCTAATAAATATTTATTAGATTCTTCTACTTTTATAATATCAAAGTCTTTAAAATTAGCTAAAAAAGTTTCTTTGTCAGGTATATTTCCATAAGAAGAAAAATGGTTACAAATAAATTTATATTCTTCCTTATAATCTGAGAAGAACTCATCATCTAAATTATTACTAGTAAGCATATATGAATCTCTGCTATCTAATAATCTATTTAAGTATTGTAGTTGTATCATTACATCATACCTCTCTTATCTTGGCCTCTCAGTTGAATAATCTTTGAATTATTTATAATACGACTATACAATCTAATTCCTAATTTTGCTTGAATATCATCCGGAAACATATTTGAAGTGTATATGTTACTTTTCTTCAGATTCGTCCTATAATCAATCATGTTTAATAAATTCTCATGCTCAAACTCAGTTGCAGATTTAGTTGCGATCTCATCCCATACCACTATATCAGCTTTATAGATATTAGATTTTATATGATCTATATAAGCTGAAGGTTGGGATAAACTTTGCTTTAATTCTAAGAAAAATCTTGGCACATTTATAAATAAACATTTACATTCTAGAGATGCTGTTGGCCATATCTTATTTAAATAAGATTGCAATAATCTGGTCGCCCAGGCTGTCTTACCATTACCGGTTGTATCTGAGTAGATATATAAATTATTTCCAGATTTTACAAAAGATTCTATATCTAATTCAATTGATTTTAAAACTTTAAAAGATTCAGTATCTATAGGTTCTGCAATTAAATTTACATGTAAGCGTTGAGAATCAGAAAGTAAGCTATTATTGTATAAAGTATTTAATTTTATATATTTCACACAAAAATTATCGCAAAATCCTTGATTAGCATATTTTTTACATTTTGATTTTAACCAACATTCCATTAAAATACTTCTCCTCCAGTTATCGGTGCTCGAGCTGCTGGGGTTGAAATCTGATGAGTTTTTTTCCAGCTAGTCTCATAATCTTTTTTAAATACATTTATAGCCCAATTAGCATCTCTATATCCATTTACTGTTGCTATTTCAATCAATTTCAAAGCTAAATCTAAATCTCCTTTCGCATATTCATCAATTGTTCTTTGGAATACTTGTATAGCACTTTTAGATAAAAACCCTTTTGGGTTTGCATAAACGCCGTCTACCCAATCTTGATAAGCAGTCAATAACTCTTGATTCGGCGCTTTAATAAGATATTTTAACCCTAAAGCTTGTTGTTGTCTTGCTGATATCTTTCCTGTCTTTAAAGTTTTTGGTAATCGGGTTATTTTAGTCACTTTATTTAAAAGTTTTTCATCTCCATTTGCAATAATGTTTACAAGGCTTACAATATCAAATGATATATGAACAACATTCAACAATGGATTATCCTCTTGTCTAGTTACTAAATTTAGTTCAATTAATTTATCTTCAATTTGAACTTGCTCTTCTACGCTTAATTGAATTATATTTAATATCGTTTCTCTATTTATTTCAAAAAAGTTATTATCTTGAATATTATTTTTCATTTCATTCATTATATAAGATAAATATATTGATGTTCTAATACCAAATACTTTTATGAACTCTAGATTAACCATTAAATAATTTTTACTGCATAGTAAATCTAATAGCATAATTGCCTCCAATAATTTATCATACAATACAGTGATCTGATTCAATTTCTCTTATGTATGATGAAATTCCTTTAAAAATATTTTTTATTAATTTTGATATCTTAACAGGAGATTCATTAATTAAAATATCTTTCGCCTGATTCAATTTTAATCGATCAACGGTATATAAAGATGAAAAAATATCACAATAACGCTCATCTAGACTTCTAAGATGTTTAGACAATTTAACCGCGCTAAATACTTGTTTATATTTTCCATCTTCAGATTTTTTTGATATAAAAGTATCAGTGTTTATAACTCCATCGATAACTAAAGCATCAATATATCTATTCTTTTTAATTAATGATGATACTAAATTATAGCACATTGAATTTATTCTAGAATTCTCTGGATCACTAAATGAATCTTGAAGTGTTATATCATCTGGATCATCAGTAAACATATCATGGATTCGTTTATGCTTCTCGTAATTTATGGATCTATTTTTATTATTTGCTGCTTGATAAAAAATTTGTCGAGTAGATGCGATACACATATTTATACATTTATCTGGGCCTTTTGGATCTAAATATATATTATTATTAATTTTGCCAGATTGATCCCATTTAGCAACAGTAATTGGATTTCCATTCTCGTCTAATGTATTAACAACTAGTTTTCTTTTAGATGAATATTTTTTATTCCAAGATTTATGCTCTAATGCATATAAAATAGCATGAGATAACCATTCATAACAATCTTCTTTTGTAACATTCGAAGCATGACTCTTTGCATAGTATTTTTTAATCGCTCCCCAGTATCTGCACATTATAGCGGCAACATACCCTTCTTTTAAATATGGGTTGGTTTCATATTTCTCATATGAACGGACTAATTCATTTTTATCTATAGTTCTCCAATTTTCAATTCTATCAGCAACTGACTCATGAATTTTTTTATACTGTAATAACATATTATACCTCCTATTTATTACACTATATATTATATGATATAATTTTAAAAATGTATACTGATTTACCAAAGTTTTTTTAAATTTTTTGAATTTTTTATGGATAGGTAGGGATTATAATATTTCCCTACCTATCTTTATCCTAATTATTATTGTTTTTTATAGCTAAATCTTGAATGTATTTTCTCAATATATCGATATTTTCTTCTGATATTTCATCATCTATAACATATTCAGATACTGCTTTTTTATCATTTACAATTTCATCGACCCTTTCATCAATTGTATCTTTTACAATCAATCTATATATAAATACGGTGTCTTTTGTACCTATTCTATGAATTCGATCCTCTGCTTGACTTGTTACTGCATATGTCCATGGGGTATCTATAAAGATCATATATGAAGCTGAATTTAACGTTATACCAGTTCCACATTTTTGAGATGTAGCTAAAAAGATCTTATGATCTGGATTATTTTGAAAATTATCTATATTGTGGCTGATTGTCGCATCATCTATATCCCCAGTATTAACAGTAGGTTTAAGATCTTTTAACATATTTTCTAACTCATATATTGCATCTTTAAATACAGAAAATATAACTACTTTATGACCTGATTCGACTATTTCTCTAGCTAATTCGCATGCCCGCTTTAATTTTGCACTTACGATTGGTAAAGTAGTTAAGGTGCTTGGGGTAGCAGTCGCTTGTCGTAATCTGCTAACCATTGCTAACAAGGCTGTGTTTGTTATCTCTACTTTATCTACCGAATCACATATACCTGCTTCAAGATCTGAATAAAATTTTAACTGGTCTTCATTCATTTCTATATATTCAGATATTATTACTTTTGGAGGGAGATTTAACTCATCAGACTTTTTTCTCCTTATAGAAAATTTATTTAACTGATCTTTAAGTATATCTAAGTTTCTATAACCAATAAGCGTATTATTAAATGGTCCAGCATATCTAGAGTAGTAATACTTAAATGTAGAAAAAGGGGATCTTTCAACTCCTATCCATTTTAAAGGGACATAAGCATCCGCAGGATTATTCGTTAATAAAGTTCCAGTTAACCCTACTTTATAATCAGCTTCTAATTTTAATAAATTATTACCTTGATCAGTATTAACACTTTTGCAAGCATGTATCTCATCTACAACAATCATATCAAAAGATGTCCTAGATTTTTTAAATGCAGATATTACTTCATCTTTTCTTAAAGTTTCAATATTAGTTATAACAAAAAATTCTTCAATATCAGATAATATATGTTCGCATCTAGCTTCAACTGATCCAATAACTGATTTTCCTTTTCTATTTATTCTTTCACCTAATATAGTTGCGCTTAGATTACTATGTTTTTTAATTTCTTTCTTCCAATTATATTTTAAATTATTTATACCACATATTATTAGACAATGCTTTATCTTACCTTGCTTATAGAGTTCTTCTGCTATATGGATTATTTGATAAGTCTTACCTAATCCTGCTTCGTCTAATAACAGCCATGATTTATGATTGAGCCCGTATTGTATTCCTTCGAGCTGATAAGCATAAGGTTTCATGTAGTAATTAGATGTATCTAGTTCATATGTAGATTCAGTAATTTCATTTTCATACAACAATTTCAAATCAATAGTATCTATAGATGTCAACTTATCTAAGACTGCTTGCAATTCAGTTAATGGAATTTCTCATTCTTTTGATTTTTTATCATATACTTTAAGATCTAATGTTTTCATATTTTTAACGATATCCGGATGATAGTCAAATGATAAAAATAAAGATGTCAATCCAGGTATTTTTTTAGTTGTTCTCTCTTCTATGTAAATCATTCTTATCCTTCAAATAATGTCAATCTGTCAGATGGGTATTTATTAGATATAAAATCATCACTGAAATCATGTTCGATATCATGCGTAACTGAATATTTTATATCTGCTTTGATTAATAATGCGCATCCACAATGTTCGCAGCAAAATTGTTCTTGCTTATCTGGATATATACCATAATATGTATCTATTTTACCATCTACCGTTCTTTCAATATCTTTTGGTTGACCAATTAATTGAGATGGTATAAAAATTTCTCCTGGAAGGTATTCCCAATTACATTTTGGGCATCTTATAATGTCATTCATAATTTTATCTCCTTTAATTATATTATACAGGGATAGAAAAAGAAAAACAATGAAAAATTAATTTTAATTTCATTGTTTCTCCTTTTAAAAATAATTATTTATATCTCACCATCATCTATTATAAAATCTTTATTTAACCAATCTTCAAACAAAACTGTAGAACTTGAATCATTTGTACTTAAACTACTATTTATTTTTTGAGGTGTCACTTCTATAAAATCTAAATTATATCTTATTTTATAATTAAGTTGGGTTGCAACTTTATTAGACTGACTATCAGTACTATCGGAAGATGGGTTTAATAATGCTATAGGTAAAACATAATAAGGATTACCACCATCTTCTCCTTCAAGTATACGAGGACTAAGGTTCGAGTTATCTGTTATTTCACTTATTTCTACTGATAATCCATCATAATAGCTAATTGTTTCATCATCTAAAGTTGTAAGAGTATCATTACCTACTAATTCTGAAATTTTTATATTGTTTATCTCTTTATCCTTACTATATTGTAATCTTAACTCTACTATATATGAGTTACCACTTTGTATGCCATTAGTATATACTTGTGTGTAGTTATTAATTAACTTTATAAAATAACCACCTATATTACATTCCCCTAGTTTTATAGTAACCTCATCGCTACCGCTGACTGTGTTATGACCATAAATCACACCCAAACCATTTATTATAAAAGATTGCTCATCAGTTAGTCTGTTTATCAAATTAGTTATATTATATTCAAGATTTAATCTACCTAAAAAATCATCTCTATTTGCTGCTGGATATATCTTTATATCACTACTTTTAAAATTACCCATTTAATACCTACCTTTTAAGCATTCTTTAAATACATAGTCCATTCAACTATTAAACTAGTACCTAATTCTAAATTTAATACTTCAGGTAATTGAACTCTTGCTAATAGAGTACTACCTGTTTCTGTTCCAAATAATCCTATTTCATAAATATCTTGGTCATTTACACTGCTATAAGGAACTATACCTTGAAAAGTAACAGACACTTCCGATTTTGTCTCTTTTATAGAACTATCATCTCTGATAGGAACTCTGGACATAGTTAAAGGCTCTTTTAGATCAGTACGAGTAAATATATCTTCAGATGTGGTACCTTTACCCAAACCTAAATATCTAGGTGAATAATTTACAGTAGAATCATAAGTTCTTTTCAATAAAACCATTGCTATACCAAAGAATAGGTCTCTGGTTGCTTTATTATTTATAGATACTGTTTTTAGAATTTTTTTACCTCTAACTACTTTTAACTTAACATTGCCTTCTTCTTTAATAGAACTCTTTATACCTATACTATTCATTGTTATCTCCATTTGATGATATTGTAGTTACTGTTGTTGAAAAATCTTGATTAAATGGTTTTAATTTAGCTACATCCACACTAATAACTTCTGTTGCTATATAATTACTTACAGAATTATTTATTATATTATTTACCTTTAATTCATCATTATCATTTTTTGTTCCTTTATCAACTGAAATAATTGCTGATAAAGTAGGTGCACCGTTTTTATAGTAGCTTGTTATATCATGTCCCTCAATTTCAGATTTAGTTACATCTCTGTTTGCAATATCATACTTACCTATAGATAAGGTAAATCCAGTTGGTATGGTATAACTTAGGACATCTTCTAATAATATCTTGTTGACTATAGATTTTTCAGTATAAATTGCAATTTCGCTTCTATTAGGGTCTATTTCTATTATACTGTCACCATAGTTATTCTCTGCTTTTAAAATAGTATTCAAAGCTATTTCTATACTTTTTTTACTTCCTTTATATTTTAATATCAAAGGAAATGCCCTTATAATCTCCCTAAGAGCATAAGTGTTATATTCGCTCTTAGGGAAAAATCCAACTCTAGTGCAGAGCAATGGTAATACTCTATCATTGCATTTTAAAGGGTCTAAAAGATTATCTATAGATTTTATACTAAATCTCACACCATTATTTACATAATCATATAATCTTAAAAATAATTGAAAATCTCTTGATTCTTTTATATACACTTCAGGTACATTATTCTCTAATCTAAACATTTATTTTATGCTCCTTATGTTATACTTGAAGGTGTAACTTTTATTTTAGTATTTCCAAATTCTATTTTTGGAATAGTATATTGATTATACACATGGTTTATATTGAAATAAGAATTTGCTGAAAGAGGGTTTAATACCTTAGCTATATTAGGAACTTTATAAGTCCAATCAAAATTCTTATTACCATTGATATTATTTATAGCGATTAAAATGTCTTCAAATCTATCATCAGCATTGTAGTCAAATCCTATTTCTCTGCTATTTAACTCATCAGTATTAACGCCATTAAATTGTTGTATATATTTTAAACTTATTTTACTTTTATTTTCTGCAGTTAATTGACCGTCTGCAATAGTAGATTCAAATTTGATTTTTAAAGAACCACCACTTACTATTAAAATATAATTTCCTGATTCTGTAATAGGTTCACTTGTTTTAGAAATGTCAACTATCTTATCATTTTCTATAGTTATCATATCTTTATTTATATACCCTCTTTCATTAAATATAGTACATTTAGTATTTGTATCTAATGAAACACTTACTGGTATTAAATAATATTTCTTTCTATCAACGGTATCAAAACTATAATTTAAATTATACTCAGTAGACAATACATCCTCTACCACCGCAGATAAAGTTAATAAACCATCAGGAGATCTTTTAATTTCACTATTTGAAACAGGTGTAGTTGCTTCATAATAATAAGCATTTAATTTATACCCATAAGTATTAGTATCTACATCTAATACTTTCATATCTATATCAGTGCCACCAGCAAGAATAACTGGATAACTAAATAAAACATTATTAGCATTAGCTTGTGGGAGTACAATAGTATCATTAGTATCTTTAATTTTTAAAACCATATGTTGCCCATCTAATAAAACTTGTGGTTCTATTTGATTAGCATTTATCATTAATCTTGATTGAACTCTTATTCTATATGTTATTAGATTGTCTATAGATGATATAGTATCGCTTGTGCCATTTAAAGTATAATTTATTGAAACATTTTTAACAATATCATTGTCTTCTGCATCTTTTCCAATATTAATTACTTGCATTTTATTTATAGTACTATCGGTGTCACTTAGTTTTATAGCTTCAGCATTCCTACCTGTTAGCCAAATCTTAGAACCTTCATTTAAATTGACTATATAATTTTCTTGTGCTTTAATATCTATATCTAATGATTTCCACTCTATATTAATATCTGTATTAGATTCAGAATTTATTATATCATTAAAGCTTACTTCTTTGCAATATAAAGATTTACTGCCTTCGGCTAAATATAATGATGTTCCAGAGCCTAATATGACTAAACTACTGCTTTTACTACTTTTATAAATAAAGTATTCATTTTCCTGCAATATTCTTTCTTCTGTAGATAAATCTAATATATAATTATTACCTTCTACTTTATTCGTTATAAAATAATAATTTGTTTTTGTAGGTATTGTGATATTTGAAATTTCTTTTATTTCTATTTTTTGACCAGTTAATAAAGTTCCTGAAGAATTTAATGATATATTTGATATGAATACTTTACCAACTAATTTACTGTCTTCATTTAAATTTTGTTTCTCTATAGTAGTATTTGTGGCAGGGTCGAGATAAGTAACTTTTATAACATCACTAGCAACTATAGCATGGGGCTGATTAGGGGTAGTATAATCAAAGTTAATCTCATATCTAACCCTTGCTTGATATGCCTCTAAAGTTACCAATGATGGAGTGATTATTTGAACTAATTCATTATCTTTTAACTCTAGCTCACCTTCAGTATTTGGATTAGCAGGTATAGTTAAAGTTGCATAAGTAGTTATAGATTGTATAGGGCCAGCAGGGTTATCAGAATCACCTTTACCTTTAATCTGACCGAAGTCATATTGAAAATCTTCTTGAAATTTAAATAATTGTGATTTTCCTGACAATATCATTTTAGCTAATGTTTCATCATTTATTGCATCGGTCTTATCGGAATATAATGGAACATTTCCTAAAGCATTATTTTTAATTAAAGTAGGTTCATATGACGGAATATTTAATGCAACATTTCGAATTCTTGAGTCTGCATTTTTAATAGTTTCTATCAAATCATTGTAATCTAATTCTTTACCAAAATCTATTTCTCTTGAATTATAGTTTTTATATAAAGCCTGTAAAACATTCTTCTCTATATCACCAGCTTCTGACCTAGATACTTTATAGAATGTTGTTATATTCCCTGTTAAAACACATATATTTTGAATACCGAAATATGCACCATTAGGATAACTATAATTATGTTGTATGGATTGTAATGCATCTATGCCCTCTTCTACTCTATATCTAGTCAATACGGTGTTGTCTTGAATAAATGTTCTATTATAATCTTCTTCAGAAGCCATTGTATTTGATTTGTTTAATAAATACAAAACTATGTCGTATGGTCGCAAAGTTGGAGTGCCGTCTTTTTCAGTAACATATAATTTTTTGTAACTATCATTCAAATCCCATTGAATTATATAATTAGAATTATTCATATCATTGGTTCTATCTGCAATAACACAATTTGAAATCAAATTGCCTTCAGTTGTATTTTCTCCTAGATTATATATAGCAGATTGATAATCTTTTCTAGTTACTAGTGTATTAAAAGTTCCAACTGTTTTCTTATAATTTCTATATGCTTCATCTAAAGTTTCAATATCTTCACCAGTTGTTGAATTAGAATTAGATATTTTTATATAACTATTGATAATAACATCACTATCATTGTTTTTAACTTTAATATCACTTTTAAAAGTGTTTAATACTTGAGATTTAACTGCTCCAGCTGTTCCTTGTGTTGTAGTATAAAATATACTTAAACCACTACCTATTAAAGTATCTATATCTTGAGGGAATTGAATGTAACAAGTGTCATTATTTATGGATACACCAAACTTAAATACACGAGAGCCACTTTCATATTCTGCAAGATTATCTACTATCTTCCAAGTACCTGAATTAGAATCTATCTCATCATTTCTAAAGGATGATGGCTTAAAATTACTCTCTTTACTATCATATACAAATATTCCATTTTGAGCAATCATATTATCTGTAAAATAAAGTCTTAAATCTTCATCTAAATTATCTATAGTTATATTATAATTGCCATTTATTTCATATTTATGAATACTACCTTGAATAGCTTTAACTGTAACTATACTATTTAATTCTTTTAATTCAGCAGATGTTTCAAGAGTAGTATAGATTTGTTCACCAGTACTATCTACTATTACTGTACCTGACTCTATATTTATACTAGATATATCTAAACCTTCATTTTTTGAATTTATTTCTTCTATTGAATTTAATAATGAAAATGAAATGTCACATATTGCTGATTTATACCAATGCATATTATAACCAGCTAAATCATATAGTTGCCTTGCACTTGCTTGTTGAGTTAAGGACAGTGGGAATGCCTCTAATATATTTTTATCACAGTGATAGTTATTTTTATCAGCAATAATTGCATTTTCTTTTAATAAAACAACACCTGGGTCTGATTCATTTGATAGACTTGGGTCCCATTTATTTGACAATTTTTTAGCTGTATCTAAAAGTTCAGGATAAATAGTTCTAAAATCACTATTTGTATAACTCATATTGGCTATAATTTTTTCATTTTCAGTCATTACTCTACCTCATCTCCTGTCAATTTAATATTATAAGTATCTAATTGATAGTCTAATAAATTTGTTCCTTTTATAGTTATATAAACATTGTATTTATCAGATGTAACAGTTATATCTTTCCTTGTAACTAATAATTGTGGTATAAAAGTTTCTATAGTAGTTAATATATCATCTATTATTATGTCTCTTATTATCACATTATTTTGATCAAATAATAATCTTTTCCACAAAGTGCCAAAGTATGGGTCTCCAAACAATGAGCCTCTATCTGACAACAAAACTAATTTCAAATTTTGCACGGTTGCATCATGGTCAGATATAAGTTTAGTAGTCACACTTGAAACCATATCAGGAAAATTTATAGAATACATTGCTAAGACTCCTTATTAAGTGTTTCTAATATAAATTGAAAATTATTTTTTAAATCAACTAATTCTTGAAGGTCTTTATAAGTAATAGTACCAATAGTAGTATTCTCACTAAGCTTAACTATTGAATTTGCTGTTAAACATCCTACTTCTAAATCCATTACAGATGTATTACCTGACTCTTTAAATAAACATCCTAAAATTATTGGTTTACCTGGGTCAAAGTCTTCAAACCCAACTAATACGATATCACCAACACTAGGATTAAAAGAACATCTTGGTAAAGTACATATTATTGCATTATTTAATTCAGTTGTAGAAGTTGCTTGACTAAAACCATCAGATGAATCAAATATAGGAATCCTTACTTTCACTTGATAATCAGATACTATATCTTCAATAATAGCTTTAGTAATCATCATCTCCTCCTACTCTTAATAGATTTAAAGTAGTTTTAAACCCACTAGCACTAACATTATCAGTCTGTTTTGTGATTGTATAGTACCCAGATGAATAATGCTTATTGCCATAAAATCTACAATCTAAGTATACATAAGACATAAGTATTGCTGGCTTTATTAAGCCTTTAATTGTTAAAGTTACATTTATAGGAAAACTAGTCATATTAGTCCACCATGTTTTGTCTGATGCTGTTGTCCTTAATAAATTATTTGAATTAGACAAACTTGGTGAATATTCTGAAACTAAATTTCCATTATTATCTATTCTTTGAATATATTTAGGTTGGTCTATTTGATTTGAATAATCATATAATATACTATAGACTTGATTGTCATTTATAGAAAAATTTGTTACAATATTTTGGTCTGGATAACCTATATTTATTATGTAAGTATTTAAGGTATCTTTTTTTAAATTACTAGAAATTTTAGTTACTTTAAAGTAAGGCCCATTATAATCATTAGTTAAATCATCATATATAGAAATTCTATACATGCTATTTTTTAAAATAGTGTTAGTATCTTGATTTTCTGGAATCATACAGGTAACTAGATATTCTAAATATTTTAAAGGAGAGATATTATTCTTTGCTTCTATCACTACGGAAGCATCATCTGATATTATTAGATAATTTTGAAGTACTTTTCCTTTATCTCGCATCCCATAAAATATTTCTAACAATCCATATGTATTATTATACAGTAATTCTTTTATAACATCAGAAGGTTTAGCAATTTTTCTAGGAAAATTAAAAGTACCACTAGATGCTTGTAATGCTTTTGAAGTACAAGAAATGTTATATGTTATTTTTGAACCTGAAAAATCGATATTGCTTGTTATATTAGAAATTAAAGCCTCTTCTCTTTTATAGATGTAAGAAGGTAAAGATAAGTCACCATAACTTAAATATATTGTTCTATCTTTTTTTGCTTTACTAAATACCTTTTCAAGTAAATTTGGGTCATCTCCTTTAGCAATAGCATAAACCATAACAAGATTGTATGTATTAACTGCTCCATTTATTTTAGTTACAGTTAAAGAATTCATAAAATTTGGATATGTTGCTACTAAAGATTTATATTGAGAATTACCTTGTATTATATTTCTGGTTTCTGTGTTATAAATACCAAAAGATATACCAGCAATCTCAGCTATAATAAAAGGAGTTTCTACTCTACTTGTTGCTGATAATAAATCTAATGACATCTAATTCTCCTTAAATGATATATCACCTAATGTAGGTAATTTTAATATAGTTCCTTCTTTTAATTTAGCAAAAGGATCTCTAATCCTATTATAATCAGCTATCACCCAAAAGAAAGTACTGTTACTATAATTATCTAAAGCGATTGAATCCAATGTTTCCCCTGACTTTACTTTGTGTAATATAAAAGTAGAAGTCTCATTTAACCAACTAGTTAATCCTTGGATATACTTATTGTCTTCTATATTATAATAACATGGGAAACTTGTATATCTACTTAAATAATCATAAGTTTTAAAAAATTTATTAGTTAATAAATCCATTAATATTCTCCTATGTTTTCCAAATCTTTCTTTCTAAAGATGTACTTATTCCTCTCATTAAGCCATTTCTTTGAACAGACTCTGCATCATAAGGAGTAACCTCTTGAACACTAAAGGAAATTCTTACTTGTTCATATTTATCACCTTTGATAATTGGTTTCTCGAATGTAGTACTTATATCACCTTGAATAACACCTTTAATAAATATCTCATTACCAAATCTAACTGCAATCATTGGTGGGTCAACCATTTTTGTAGTGCTTGCATATTTAGGTAAAGCAATTGCTTCTAATTGCTTTATTAAAGTATCGACATAATCATCACCAATTTCTATGTTGAAATTACTCACCCCATAATTCAATTCACTCATCATATCTCTAAATAATGTCAATTGAACTTGAATTGTTCTAGGACCTGAATGACTATAAGAATAGATTGGTGCAGACCTTAACATAGGACTTGTTGCATTAAAAGATGCCATATTTGAATTAGTTATAGAATCAGGAAAAGAAGGCAACACTATATATTGTTGTGTGTGATATAAATAAATATAATTGGAAATTATCTCATACATTATTCACCCCATTCTTTATCAATTATTTTAAATTGGTCTACAATAAATTCAGTATCCTTATCTATAAAACCATTAATATCTTCACAAAGAGGTACTTTATAATATTGTGTAACTAAATTATAGATGTATGCTCTTAAATTATTATTCCATATATCTTTTTTATACTCTGCAGAATAACAGTCATTACCTAATTCTTCTTTAGCTTTTGTTGATGAAATGGCTTGTTGAACCCTTAATATATTATCTCTTATTCTTTCATTTTTAGTTATAACATTATTTAATAAATATTCAACTAACTTATTACTAAATGCATAAGATGTCACTCCTGAATATGTTATGAAAGAAGACACAGGTTTATATATTTCATTTAATTCTGCATCACTTAATTCATCTAAAGAGTTTAAATAGATATTTGGTAATTTATTAGTATAAGTGTTATTATTTATTAATTTAGTATTCCAATATATTTGTTTATCAGTAGAAGAAATAGGTCCCTCTATAACAGTTAAACTAGATTTAACATCCTCTGATGCTTGTATTAATAGAACTAAATAATCTTCTATTAATTTAGAAGTGGAGTCAATTGAACTCCTTAGATTGTCAGCACCTATATTTAATGAATAAATATAAGGTTGTGTATTAGAAGAATATGTTACTATATCACTTTTTACTGGAGTATTATTATTAGTATACTTAACTTCTTTTATACTTATACCATTATAATAAACAGGTTTTATTTTGAAAGGTACTGCAGAATTAAAATATATTGAATATTGCTTGTTAAATTTAATAGGTACTATATATAGATTTTTACCATCTTTTTTATTATTAGTTGTTGTAATAGAATCATCATTTAATATTCTTATTTTATCAGACATTTCTCCACTATAACAATTATAAAAAGGCATCAAATCAATTCCATCTAAATCTCTTACCATTCTAAGATATTGACCTAAATAATAATGTGTATTTGGGTCATATAAAGCAGAATTTGATTGATAATTAGATGTAATACCTGGATACCATTCCCCATCCACATACTTGGATATAACTTTAAAATAATTACTATCTAATGCTGTCTTTGGGCCTTTATACTCTGCAGTAACATCTAAACTTGAAATATAATCTTGTTCTGCTTTTACTATATATCTATCATAAGTAATGTATGTAAATCCTTTTATAATAGATTTACCAGGTCTCCAAATATCTACTGTTGGAATATAAGTATCCCAGAGTAAACATTTTATAAATTTTGATATTAAATTATCACTGTAATATTTTTGAAACATTTATTCTCCTATATTTGCAATAACCTACCAAAATTTGATGTTGTAAGCATTGTCTCAAAATTTTCCATTTTAATTAACATTGAATGTACATCTTCTGCAATATTATCTCTAACAACCTCTAATAATTCATCACTTGAAGATATTTCAGTTCCAGTATAAGCTGCTGCTTGTTTTTGCTCTGATTCAAAAGTTTCTCCAAATGTACTTGTATCTACTGGGCCTATATAAGAACTTTGAGATGTCGTAGCACCTACCGTATATGGGCTTAATCCTTTACCTCTTGTAGTAGTTTCAGATTGTCTCCAAACATCTAAACTAGTCCCTGCCATATTGCCACCAGTGAGATTACCTATAACCGAAATCAAAGACATTAAGCCTGATGCCCCAATTACCCCCGTTTTCATTAAATTTGTAGTACTCATAGTACCTACAAATGGGATAGGTATAGGGATATCTATTCCAGAGGATTGCATTAAACTTGCAACTTCCCAAATGCCATAGAGTGCAGGATTTGTCGCAACTTGAGAACCTATATTAGTCATCAAATTAGATAACACATTGCTTACCATATCACTTACAGATGTTCTTTCAGATAGTTTCTCTAATTGATTTCGAGTTTCTGTTATCATTGAACTGTACTCAAACATATTCTCAGATATACTCATTAAATCTTCAGTACTTAAATTTAAAATACTTGTCAAATCTGATATAGTCATACCAAACAATCTAGCATACTCGGACCTTACAACTAAATTATCTGTTTGGGCTATCTCTTGCATGAAGTTGACTAACCCACTCATAACTCTATTAGCACTTTCTGCGGTTAAACCACCTGTTAATAATGTACCAATATCTTGACCTGAACGGCTTGCTGCAATAGTAAGTAAATTCATTAATCCTTGGTTTCCAGTTAATGCTCCTACGTTACCACTACCTAAATAACCTAAACCTGTTGCTATACTCTCTAAAGTTCCTTGAGATACACCAACTGCACTCATCGAACCTAGCCATTTTTGAACTGCAAATTCAAACTCAGAAGCACCTTTATATCCCATTTGGGATTCTGCCTCTAAAAGCATTGCTGATATATTCTTAGAAGTATTTAAATAAGATGTATCACCAAATGTAGCATTAAGATATTGAGTAAGCAAAGCCTCCATACCTAATCTTGCTGTTGTGCTATCTGCTTGTTGTATTCTAATTATTCTTAATAAACTACTATCAAATGCATCAAAAGTATCTGCTATTTTATCTGAAACAGTAGCTATATAAGAGCGTAATTCTAAATTATAAGTTATACCTGATTCAACAAATTTATTTAAGTTAGAAATCATGTCAGTTTGTCTAACATATGGGCTAGTAGCTAGATTTCGAGATATATTACTCATTAAACCAGTATAGGTCAAATCACTACCTTGTATTCTAGCACTAATAGTTCCCATATATTTAGAATATACACTTATATATTCATCAATGGATCTACCAGCAGAACCCATAAATTTATTAAAGCTATTCTTTAAGCCATTAGTTAATTTTTCACTGAAATTATTAGCTATATCAGCCATAGATGCTTTCATGCTTAAAGCAGTTTTCTTAAATAAATTATTTTCTAGGGATGCAGCTTCTTTTAAAGCATTTATCTTTTCTTGTTTTTCATCATGCTGTTGTTTTTTAATAAGTTTTGCTTCATACGCATGTGCATAATCAGCAGTACTTTTAACAGCATCTTTTAAGAGTTTTTGAAATTTATCTACTTGCTCTTTTATACTATCCTTAGAGGAGTTAGATGTTCCTAATACTTGCCCTAATGTATCAGCGTCATGAATTTTTGCACCTGGCATTATCTATCCCCTTTTATTTTTCTCTTTATACTCTTTTAATTTCTTTTCTTGTTGCTTTGCTTCATCCATTATATAACTTAATATATATTTTCTCTCTGTGGGAGTTATTTTGCCTGTATCACTGTATGACGTATGTATCATTTTAGATATTATATATCTTTCTTTAACTATTTCTTCATATCTTATTGGTGCATACAGTTTACCATCACTAGTTAATTGAGGGTCCAAAAAACTCCCCTGTGATGGGCAAACTTGATTTGTATTCTTTATTACAAGAACTACAATTACAATTAAATGTTGTATCAATACCAATTGCTGTGACTAAATTTTTAGAATTTTGTAAGATATAATTTGCATCTTGCATTGGCAATTTTCTAACAAAGTTTTCTAATTTAACCTCTGATAATACAACACCATCTATTGATTCAATTAAAGACATTATATTAAATAAAATAGCAGGCTCACTGTCTATGTTTGATGAATGTTCTTCAAGTTCTTTACATTTCTTGTTTACTTCATCAAGCATTCTTGGAGTCTGCAATTTAAGTTTAACTAATTTTTTAGATCTTGGAAGCTCAAACTCCATATATTTCTTTAATTCATCACTATAAGTATTGACTTTTAATTTACTTAAATCAATTGTAAGATGATTTATTGAACCACAGTATGGACAAATACTGTCTATATTGTAATCATCCCCATATGTAACTGCTCTCAATCTATATAATAGAAATTGATAATCACCTATGCACATATCATATGCAGATAAACCTGGTTTTTCAATTAAACAATCATCTATTATATTTGAGAACTTTTTATATACATAAGGACTTGGTCCTAATCTTTTCATCTCTTCTTCAGTAGTCATACTTCTAATTTTTATATTAGAATTAATTTCTTTTGGGTACACTTTCCCTTTACTAGGTAGTTGGTACTCTTCTGCTATGGTGTAATCTTCCATTATATTCATCTCCTCTTTTCGGTGTAATAATTATTATTCTATATTATCAGGTGATTCTGGTATTGCAAAATCATATTCTATTGTACAAGATATATTTACATCTTGTGCTGTTGAAGAATTATCAAAATCATTTTTGCTTAAATTACTTACCCAACAGCCATATAAATGCCAAACTCTTACTACTTGAGCAAAGTCAGTAGTATACTCTACTAGATAAGCTTCTTTTTTATAATCTTTCATTAAGCCATTTCTACCTGTCTTAATGTTACCTGATAAATATTGCCAAGCCATTAAAACATCATAAGTTTTAGCACCAACAAAATCATTTAATGAGATTGTCGAATTATTGAAAGTAGGTGTTCCAGCAGATTTCATAACTGTATTACCTCTTCTAATTTCTAATGGTTGTTGGCTATATGATGGTGGGGTAAATGTTTTTATAGACCATTTTAAAGCATCAGCTGCATTTACTATTGGTTCACCAGTTGCAACATTAACTAAATTATCCAATCCAGTTACTAAAAATTTAAAAGCATTAGTTTTTTGAGATTCATAAAGTGTTGGGTTAGCTGTTAAATGGTAAGTGCTTATATCTGTTCTTAAATTATCCATCTATATTTTCTCCTTATTACTCTGCTACTTCTACTGTGCTATCTGTTATATTTAATGTTATATCAAAATTTTCTATTGCTTCAACACAATATAATGTAACAACAACTTTTAAAGTAGCTTTCATATTTGATTTAACTCTTTTTATTGAGTAATCAGTTAAACCATTTCCTGATACCATTTTATCTAATAATGGAGTAACTTTAGATTTAAAATCTAACCATAATTGCATACTATCTGTTTCAAACATCAATTCTTTTGCTGCTGTGTATAATGTTTTCTTTACATCACAAGCAAGCATTCTTATATTTAAGAAAGAACTTGCTACTAAATCATCTTTATCATTTTTATGTAAAGTTCTATTACCCCAAATACAATAACCATATGGATTTATATATGTTATAGGTACAATTGAAATACCTTTTATTGTTTGAACTGTATCTGCTTCACTACCTGTAACGGCAACTCTTAATTGTTTTAAATTGTTTATATAACCTCTATTTACACCAGCAATAGCATACCAATTAGGGTAATTAACAGTTGATTTAGCTAAACAAGTTAAATATGCAAAAGAGCCAGGTAATTCTATATCTTCATAATTCTTAGTACTGTAAGTACCCCAAGGTGCAATTATTGTGCCATATTTAAGAGTAGATTCTTTTGTATCTTCTTTATCTCCACTAATTGTGATTGTGTAGTTATTTTCTAAATCAGTATCTGATATATTAGTAAGTTCTGTTTGAATTTGTGAAAGTGTCTTTTCTTTATCAACATCTACTAAAGCAATACAATCTCCTCTAGTTGCAGCAATATTTAATATCTTTTTAAATGTTGTGTCATTTATAGTAACTGAATAAGTACCTGTTGTTATAAATTTAATGTTGTATGCATTTTTATCAGTTAATTTATCTAACCATATACCTAAACCAGTTAAGATAGTTTGATTAACTTTATCATAAGATAGAGGTTGCGTGTCTGTATCGATTACTCTCTCAAAATATACTGGTACACCAGCAGATATCAATTCAGCTGCATATTTAAAAGAAGTATCTTCTATACCATCTGCATCATTTGTTAAAGTTACTGGGCCACCAAATTTTTCTTTAAAATCATCAATATTGGTAAATCTTGTAGGGTTATGTAAATCACCTTTAGTTGAAAGTCCTGGAACATATACAGCATTTTCAGTTATATCTATTGTAGCTACATCTGATAAATCTTGTTCTCGTATAACAATATTTGGCATTTTAAAATTTTCTCCTTAATTATTTTCTTATATCTATAGAACCTGATGCAAGCTCTTCTTCAACATCTAGAACTAATTTAACTTCTATGCCTGTATCAATCTTCCAATTATCCATTGTCTTATAATCATATAAATAAGCATCTTGTAAAGTGAAATTTATTGTTCTTCGCCTAAATTGGTCATGTATTAATCTTTCACTTATATCTGAGTTATCTTGAATATCTGGCTGGATGTTTAGATAACTCCTGCTTATTATATTACAACTTTTATAAGGAATTTCTATTTCTAACTTATTGTAATTTATTATGTTAAATATAAAATTCCTAACATATTCTTCTACTTCTTCTTCATACCTAGCATATATATCTAATTGATAGCTTATTGTTATAGGTATTGCATTTAATTGATTTGTCCTATCTATATTTCCTTCTCTTTTTGACCCATCGAATGTTAAAGGTCTTTTGGAAGTAGAAGTAATTGTTACTGGTGAATTTCTACTTAATGAAACTAATGGTAATTGAATAGGTTGGTCATTATTTATATCTGCTCTATATCTAAATAAGGTATTAGTCTCATCAACTCCTAATATTGTTAAGGAATCATCTTTAATCCATCTTTTAAATTTAGATAAGAGTGCTTTATCATATAAAGTAACACTCATTATTCAACTCCTAATTTATATTTATTAAAATAAGTATCTATATTATCTGCTATATCTTGCATTATTTTGGTTAATAAACCATATTTATTAACACTTAAATTTCCATATTCTAATAATTTTAGCAAGGAAATTAATAAAGAATTTGAATCTGGTACATTTATATTTCTATTAACAATTATATTAAATATATCTTCATCTAATTCTTCTATAATAAGATTATAAACAGCAGTTAAATAAATATCCCTTACTTTGATATATTTATCTCTTAATATGAAATCAATAATTTTATTACTATTGATGTAATTTTCTAATTTATATACTTTTCTCTCATCAAATTGATTTAAAACTTCTTTTTGTATCTGTTTAATTATATAATTAACAAAAGGTACTCTATCTTTAGATTCTACATTTTCTAGATCTAATTCTAGATTCATTAACTTCTGCTCCTCAATACATTAGTCATTAATTCTTCTGCTGTATCGCCTTCCTTATAATATTGATTTACTAATGCTGTAGCATCTGTTCTCTTTATACCCATATTTATTAAACCATCTGCTATATCATTCTTTATTTGTTCATCAGCAGTATTTATAATTTCAGAAGTTTTAGTATCAACCTCATCATCAGTCATCTTAGGATTATTATCTTTAAATACTTGTTTTAATCTATTGGAACTTGATTTAGATTTGTACCGAGGTAAATCTAGCTCTTTTGTTTGCCAATTTCTTAAAACATCTTTTATTTGCTCTGCACTTAATAACTTGCCATCTTTATAAAAATTAGTTATCTTTAAATCTTTATCAGAAAATTTATTTACACCATCTTCTTTTTGTAAATCTGGATTTGATGCTAATGTCAATGCTTTTATAGTGTAGTCAATGTCATACTCTGGTCTATTATATAAATCACTTGAATACAACCATTTTTGAACTTTAGAATCTTTTAAATTTAATTTATTTTTATCTACAAGTTCTTTTATTAAACTAACTATATTTTTAGGTGCATCAAAATAAATATTTCTTATAAAAGGTATAAACTTATTAGTTAAATCATTATGTCCATTTTCTAAAATACTATCTATATAAATATCTTTTGCTTTCTTTAAATGTTGAGCATTAGGCAATGAATTTAGAAAATTATTTATATAATCAAAACGCTGCCTTCTATCTCTTATTTTATCATACTCATTTGGAGAATCAAATATAGATTTCTCTATTAAAAATCTCATTCTACTCCTCCTCATTAAGTAAGTTAAAACTACTATGCTTATAATTAAATTGACTACTTGAAAATGTGTTTTCAAATTCTGGAACTAATCTGCATGTTATAGAAGCTGGATATATTTGTATAGTAGACATTTGTGTTACTCTAAATAATCTACCACTAGCACAATCTATACCACTTGGTATTATAAATAAAGCACCTGCTTGTATCCCTTCTAAATCATAAGGAACACTTATAATAGCTTCACCTTCAACTAATTCAGCATCCCAACCTAATTTTT